TTGCCGATCATGCACAGGTGCCCATCCTGGACACGCCAAGGAAACCGGGCGCCCGCGAACAGACCCAGAAATGCGGTCTGCTCAACGCGATCCAGCGCGTCCACGAAGGCCAAACCGGCTTTGATTTCGGGTGTCAATGTGTGTGTCCCCACGGCGCCCCATCGGGGCCCACGGCTTCAAGATAACGAAACGAAACCATTATACAAGAGCAAAAGAAGTTGAAACTCACGGCAAATAGCCGCTATCCATTGATCCATGCCGCCCTTCCCGACGTCCAATGATTTCGTCGAAGAGATGTGGGACATCTCCGAGGTCACGCCCAATGCGCGGAACGCCAGGCGGCATTCCGAAGATCAGATTCTCCGAATCGCGCGGTCGATTGAGGAATTCGGATTCACCGTCCCGGTGCTCGTCGATGAAAACGGCGAGCTGATCGCCGGCCACGGCCGAGTGCTGGGCGCCGAGCGGCTGGGCATGACGCATATTCCGGTCCGGATCGCCCGCGGGTGGACCGAGGACCAAAAGCGCGCCTATCTCCTGGCGGACAATAAGATCGCGGAAGGCGCGCGCTGGGATGACGCGATCCTGGCGGAGGAGCTGACGGCGCTCATTGAGTCCGATTATGACGCCACGCTGTCGGGCTTCACCGAGAAGGAAATCGACCGCATCCTGGATCCTGGCGATTTGCCCGTGATCCGCGAGATTGAGACGGGCCCGGTGCCGGATCGGTTCTGGATCAGCATCCGGGGTCCGCTGGCTCATCAGGCCAAGGTGCTGGATATCGTAAAGGCCCAGATCGACAGCCTGGATGACATAGAGCTCGACGTCGGCGCCGTCGCCCTGGGGGCGTGATGGCCAGAATGCCGATGAGCCGACGCGTTGCCTTGGCCCCCAAGGTCAACAACGCGTCGGCCATGCACAGCATAAAAGCTGAGTTGCGCCGCCGGGTGCTGAACAACCTGGGCGCGCCCGCACGGGTGTTCGACGCCTTCGCTGGCGACGGCGAGATGTATCGCGCGGTATGGCGCGAGGCCGAAGCCTATGAGGGGTGCGACTTCAAACTCATCCGCGATCGCCGCGTGGCCTTCGTGGGAGACAACCGCCGCGTCTTGCGAGCCATTGATCTGCAGGCGTTCAACGTGTTCGACCTCGACGCCTACGGAAGCCCGTGGGAACAGGCGCTCATCATCGCGGCGAACCGCACCGTGGCCGCGGGACAGCGCATCGGATTCACGATTAGCGAGGGCTCGGCGCTCAAGTTGAAGCTGGGCGGAATGCCGAACGCGCTGCGCATCATCGCGGGCGTGACCGGCGATCCGGCTGGCCTCGCACGCGAGAGCGAGCGCTTTCTGGATGCGGCTCTCGAAGGCCTAGCGCGGCGCCTCAAGTGCGAGACGGTCCAGCAATGGCGCGCCACCGGCAAGACCGGCGCCCGAATGCGCTATGTCGGTCTGATCCTTGAGTCAAAGGTGACTCCTCGGGAAATTCCGATGGAGCCGCCCATCCAGGAGCCCGCCCCCCTTCCCGTTGCAAATCGGGTCAAGCGTCGCCGCGTCCCGAAGGCTACACCCATGCTCGACGACCCAGGGGTTTGATCCATAGTGGCCCCATTGCTTGAGAAAGAACGCCACGCCGGCATCCATGCACGCGTCACGCATAAGCCTCGCCCATGCGGAATCGCAGTCACGCGCGTGGCGACCGGACTCGCCTCCAAAGATCACCCAATCGGGTTTGCAGCCGATTTCCCACCGAGAGTGGATCGGGCCGAGAGCGGGTTCGTAAGACAGAAACCGAACGCGCGCCGGAATCCGCCACAGCACAGACCAGCGCCGATCATAGGTTTCCTGGTTTTCCGTGGTGGTCCCAAGCCAGACGTTCGGATAGCCGTCACCCCAATCGGCCGGCAGAAACCGGGCGATGTTTTCCGGGCGCTTGGTGAGGAGCTGCCAATCCAGATCGGGCGTCGCGCGAATGAGCGCCCAAAGGCGGTCGCGGACGCCGAGCGGCCATTTGTTGTCGAACACGTCGGAGAGCGATGCGCAGAAGACGCGCTGCCGATGGCCATGCGCAGCCTGAAATTTGGAAGCGTTCGCCTGCCATTTCAGCGGATTGGCCCATGTGGCGTCCGAGGTGACGCGACGTGTGCCGTGCGGTCCCCATGTGGTCCATTTCCGATGGGCATTCATCGACTCGGCGTAGCAATTTATGCACCCTTCCGAGATTGCGGTGCATCCAATGACGGGATTCATTGTGCTGTCTGTCCAAGAGATTTCGGTCGTATCTGCCATGCTGGCCTCCGTGGTGAAGACTGGAACATAGTCCGCGCGAATCGGCAGCGCCACAAAAATCCAACTCTTTCAAGGGTCTAGAGAAATGGGCGAGGCAACAATTTTCGCCGATGCGCAGACGCTAAAGCAGATTGAGGCCCTGGCGTCGCTGTTCTGCACGCAGGAAGAGGCGGCTCTGGTTCTGGGCTGTTCGCCAAGCGCGTTTGCCCGGCTGCTTGAGCGCGAGCCGGACGCGCGGGGCGCCTGGGACAAGGGATTTGCCAACGGGCGGCTGTCGCTCCGTCGAAAGCAGATGAAGCTCGCGGACGTGAACGCCGGCATGGCGATCTTTCTGGGCAAGAATTACCTAGGCCAAAAGGACGAGCCGAAGGAAAAGCCCCGCAGGGTCAACGTGCCTCAGGGGCCGGCGCTTACCGCCCTATCGCATGAGGAGCTGAAAATTCTTGAGCGCGCAGCCGAACTCGTCGACCGAGCTTCCCTCCCTAGCTGAGGTCCGGCGGGCCATGGCGGAAAAGTCCCTGTCGGAATTTATCCGCCAGGGATGGCGGTACATCGACCGCAAAGACTTCATCACGAACTGGCATATCGACGCGATCTGCGAGCGCCTGGAGGACGTTGCCCACGGTCGCCTCCGCAATGTCATCATCAACATTCCACCTCGCCACATGAAGAGCACCGGCGCCTGCGTGGCGTTTCCGGCCTGGGTCTGGGCGCAGGACGATAGCGACAAGCCGCCCGAGTCTCACCTCGGGCCCTCCACCCAATTCCTCTATGCGAGTTACGCGCAAAGCCTTTCGGTCCGTGACTCCATCAAGTGTCGACGCCTTATCAAGTCGCCCTGGTATCAGGAAAATTGGGGCGACCGGTTCAACTTCGTCAGCGACCAGAACGCCAAGACGCGGTTCGACACCGATCAGCTGGGATATCGCATCAGCACCTCGGTGGATGGCACGGCGACCGGCGAAGGCGGCGATATCATCATGATCGACGACCCGCACAACACGCGGGAGGCCGAGTCCGAAACCGTGCGGAATTCCGTGCTGGCGTGGTGGGACGAGACCATGAGCTCGCGTCTCAATGACCCTCAGACGGGCGCTTACGTCATCATCATGCAGCGCGTCCATGAACGGGATCTGTGCGGTCACATCCTGGCGTCTGAAACCGGGTGGGAGCACCTGTGTCTGCCGGCGCGGTTTGAAATTGATCATCCGCATCGATGGCCCCGAGATCCCCGCAAGACCGATGGGGAAATCCTCTGGCCGGCGCGTATGCCGCTCAAGGAACTCGACAAGATCGAAAGCCGCATGGGCCCCTATGCGGTCGCCGGCCAGATGCAACAGCGACCCGCCCCGCGCGAAGGCGGGATGTTTCAGCGCGCGTGGTTTGAAGGCGGTAAAGACGCCCGCGGGCAGGAGCACCCGCGTCGGATCATCAAGGAAGCCGACGTCCCGGCGGACGTCGTGGAATGGCGACATTGGGACTTAGCCGCGACCGAATACAAGGTCACGGACACGCGCGGCGCCCGCACGGCCGGTGTCCGGATCGGTCGGACCAAGGATGGCCGCTATATCGTGCGGCACTGCATGGCCTTTGCCAAGGAGGGCGCTGCGGTTATGCAGGCCATCTACGCCCGGGCGCTCGCCGACGGCCCCACGGTGTCGATCTCCATGCCGCAGGACCCGGCCCAGGCCGGCAAGCAACAGAAGCTGGTTTATGTGCAGAAATTCGCCGGTTTCAATATCCGCTTTGAGGCCGAGCGCGGCGGCGACAAGGTTCAGCGCGCCGAGCCGTTCGCCTCGCAATGCGAGAATGGCAACGTCTGGCTCGTCGAGGGCGACTGGAACAAGGAATTTCTTGACGAGATCTGCCTGTTCCCTGGCGGCGCGCGCAAGGATATCGCCGATGCCTGCTCTGGCGCGTTTGGGCGCCTTGTGCCTAAACTGCTCGACGAGGGGATACCCGTGGGGCCCACTGTCTATGGGCTTTCGGGCGAACCCAGCCGACCAGGCCTTTCGTCCATGAACCCGGCCTATACTGGAGGCATTTATGGCGAACTACCGTTTCACCAATAACACCAGCCGGATTCGGCTCTTCGTGAACGGTGTGCTCTACCTCAAAGGCAAGCCGGTGATCACGCAAGGGCGCCGTCTGATCGACGCATGTAAGGCCCTGAACCTGCCCCACGTCATCGGGTGATCTTTTCACCACGGCGATTTGCCCCTAAGCCTTGACCGCGCGAGGGGGATCGGTTGGCCAGCACGAATTCAACCCAGACCCGTAGCGTCGGAATCGGCGGCGGCTCTGTCGCTCAGCCGGGCGGCGGCATGCGCTTTGCCCCACCGGACGGATCAAACCTCGGTCCAAGCAACCTCTTTGGCGCCCTGCTGGGCTTGTACCGCCCTCCCCCGTTCAGCCCCTACAAGGAATCGGGCCGGATGGGGACGGCCGTCTGGGGCGGCTATGTCCAGAACATTGAGCGGGATCACCGCCTCTGGGGGCAGAACCGCTATCGGACCGCGAGCGATATCGTCGCCAATGTCTCAATCGTTGCCGCCGGCCTGCGGTTCTTCCTCAATCTCGTGGCCGTCCCGACATGGACGGTCCGGCCGACCGAGGATTTGGGCCCCGGCAAATCATCCGACCAAGCCAAGAAGGCGGCCGAATTCGTTCAGGACGTGATCGACAATCTCGACACCTCCTGGGCGCGGATCGTGCGGCGCTCGGGGATGTTTCGCTACCACGGTTTCGGCATTCAGGAATGGACCGCCCGGCGCCGCGAAGATGGGCTCATCGGTCTCCAGGACATCGAACAGCGACCGCAGCACACGATTGAGCGGTGGGAACTGGCGGACGACGGGACGATCATCGGGATGTGGCAGCGCTGGCCACAGAACGGTCAGTTGCTCTTCCTGCCCCGCAAGAAGGTCGTCTATCTCGTCGATGACACTCTGACCGATAGCCCCGAGGGCATGGGGCTCTTTCGTCACTTGGTCGACCCAGCCGAGCGCCTACGTCGCTACCTCAAAATGGAAGGCATGGGCTACGAGCGCGACATGCGCGGTCTTCCCGTGGGCCGCGCGCCGCTCCAGGAAATCGCCAAGGCGGTCCAGGACGGCAAGATGACGCCGCAGCAGGCCAACACGGCGCTGTCGGGTATCCAGCAGTTCCTCCAGATGCAGGTCAAGGAGGAGGAGTCGAGTATCCTCCTGGATAGCGCGTCTTACCCGTCGCCGAACGCCGATGGGTACACCGTGTCCAACATTGAGAAGTGGGATCTCAAGCTTCTGAACTCTGGGACCCAGGGCTTTGAGACCCTGGGCAAAGCCATTGACCGGCTGACGCACGACATGGCGCGGATCATCGGGGTGGAGTCGCTACTTCTGGGGGGCCAGTCGGGGTCGGGTACAGGCGGCAAAGCGCTCTCCGAGGACAAATCCCGCAACCTCTATCTCGCGGTCGATACCACGGTGCGGGATATTGCCGAGGGCCTGCGCCGGGATGCGGTCGGCGCTGTTTGGGATTTGAACGGCCTGCCGCGGTCGATCATGCCCAAACTGCACACCTCCGACATTGCCTTCAAGGATGTGGCCGTGGTCGCCAAGGCTTTGGCCGATATGGCGGCGGCCGGCGCGATCATGGCGCCCGACGATCCGGCCATCAACGACGTGAGGGATTTGCTGGAAGTCTCCCGCCAACCCGATCACGCCGGCACGATCGCCGCGGTGGCGGCCATGTTGCCCCGGGCTACCCCGCCGAAAAGCGGGGCCGTGCAACCGGGCGCGACCATTCCGGGCGCTGGGCCCTTACACGCCGCGCAGGTCGATCCCACGGCCGGCGGTCGCGAGATCAAAGGTCCGGGGCCAGAACCGACCGCATCCGGCGATCCGCTCCAGCGCGGGACCGAGACCGAAGTCCCGCCTGGCAAAGCCCCAACCGGATCTTCCACGCCAGGACGCTGACCATGCTGACGGACGACGAACTCGCCATTACCTGCATCGTCGATGAAGCGGCCAATCAGCCCCATGAGGGCCGGGTCGCGGTCGGAATTGTGATCCTTAACCGCTTGGCGCTTCGCTATGCGAGCGACGGCACGATGGTCGGCACCGTTCTGCACAAGTGGGCATTCTCGGGCTTCTGGGCTCAGATGGAGCATGGGGTATATACCCAGACATCCTTTGACCTCGACGACGCCGAGGCCGAGGCGCTCATGCTCTATCAGACCTTCACCAAGGAACGCGCCTGGGATGACTGCGAGCTCGCGTGGGCGGACGCCAAGGCGTGGCGCACTGATGGCACGCTCAGCTTCACACCTGGCCCGCAGTTCCAAAAGCTGACCAAGCAGACGGTGCTTTATTACGATGCCGCCATCGTGCATCCTGCCCCCGCTTGGGCGACACCTCAGAACCAGGTCGCGGTCATTTACGACGAGACCTTCTTCCAGGACAGTCGCTTCCCAGCCGCGAGGGTGGCCTAAGTGGCGGAAGTTGAAATCAATGGCGAGAGCTATCGCTCCTATGTGAGCCTCGCGGACGCGCAGACCTATTTGGCCGCGCAGATAGAAGCGACCGGATGGGCGGCCGCGACGCCCGAACAGCAATCCGTGGCCCTTGTGACCATGACGCGCATCCTGGATCGCCAGCGCTGGCAGGGAATACCGGTGGATTACTACGACGATGGCGCTTGGCCGCGGTCGGGCGTCACCTATCCGAACACCGCGATCGCGGTTCCGGACGATGTGATTCCGCTCCAGATCATCGACGCATGCTGCGAAGGCGCGAGCCAATTGCTCAATGGCGCGACATTTCAGGATGCGCCGAACACCTTCAATGCTCAAAAAAGCCTCAAAGCGGGCTCGGTCGAGATCGTGAACTTCCGCACCGTGGGCGATAACCCGCGCTTTCCGCAGGTCATCCAGGAACTCATCGGGTGGTGGCTGGGCGGTCAGTCCACGCCGCTCGGATCTGTGTCCGCCGGCACCGAGGGCCGGTCGATCATGGATCGGACCTACGACGTGTTCGTGGGGTTCTGATGGCCTACTACATCTTTACGAACAACACGCCGAAGCTGAACGTCTATGTACTCGGCAAGCTGTTCACGCGTGGGCGCCCGGTGATCGTGATGGATATCCTGACGCGTCTGGGCTGCATCGCGAAAGGCTTGGATTACGTCATCGCGCCGCCGCCACCTGGGCCGCCGCCGCCTACCGGGCATATCACGCTGGAATCCGGCCTTGGGGCCATCTTGTTGGAAAACGGCGTCGATTACGTCGCCTTGGAGCGCTGACCTATGAGCGATGAGAAAATCTCGGCGATGCCGGACGCTGGTGTGCTTCAAAGCGGCGACCAGATTCCGCTTGTGCGTAGTGGCGGCAACTTCTCGACGACGCCATCGCGCGTAGCCGCCTATACCGGCGTTTCGGCTGTAGCGTCGGGCGTCGCAAGCCTTTCGACGGGCCTTTTCACGGCAAATTCCAGCCTTGGGTCGCTATCGACCGGCTTGTCGACAACAAAAAGCGGCGTCACGTCGAACTCCAGCCAAGTCACGTCTCTTTCGACGGGCCTATCGACTGCACTGAGTTCCGTCACAAGCCTTTCGACATCGACTTCCACGGCCATCGCATCAATCAGCGGCGGGGGCGCCAGTTACACACCGCCCATTTTGTCGGCCTTCACATATGCGAATCAGCCGCCCGGTGCGACGGCAACGGCAATCACCGGTGGCATTCAGCTCTATTCACCATCGCTGTCGAGCACTTTTAATCTGAACTTGCTGTTGGAAAGCGCCCCGTCCGCGCCCTACACTAAATGGCTGCGCCTGACTTCTAATCTTAATCCAGCGGTTGAGTACTCGGATTTTGGGATGGCGTTTGCGGATGGTTCTGGAAGAATCCTAGCGTTTGAGTTTTTTGCGGGCGCAGGCACTCCCGATGGCGGTCTTACGGTCACCAATTATGACATAGACGGGTCGCGAAGTAGCTTCACCCCCTACGCGGACGCGCTACCTCCTTTGATTGGCGTTCACGACGATGGGACCAATTTGAACTTTCTGTTTAGCTTTGATGGCGTCACGTCCTTCCTTTACGAATCCGTTTCGCGGACCGCGTGGCTGACGGGCGGCCCCACTGAAATCGGATTTTTTACCAACGGATACGCGCAACCCATTATTGCGAATTTCTCGCATTGGGGCCCAAATCTGCCAGGTCCTATATGATTACCAACATGCCGATCTACCGTCGAATGCAGTCATCGCGGGGCCAAGTCGTTCACATTGGCTCGCCGATCATTCGCCACTACGCGGGAATGCACGGTCTGGGGGACAACATCTACCAACGCGCCTATCTCGCGCAGGCTGGCGCGACCGCGGCGGAAAGCAGTCGCTTCATCGCGCTCTCAACCCCCTGGCCGGAACTCTATGCCGATCTGGACGGCATCAAGGTCGTGCGCCCCAAGTCCCGGCTCCGGACCCAAGCGCGCAACGAAGAAGGTAGCGCCGCCGAATGGCACACGGGCGACCTTCGCCAAATCCCCTCGCAGCGCATTGAGTACGGCCCGCAGGATCTTGTGCGCGGCATTTCGATCATTCGGTCCATGGGCCGGTTCTTTCCGGGAATCACAGTCGAGCGCTTGTCGCTGCCAGCGCAGCTGACCGATCAGCCTTGGCACATCGACACCAAGCTGCCGATCGCGTTCATCCGCCCCGCGACCGTGCGGGCTGAATGGCGCAACGAAGCGCGCAACTGCCGCCCCGAATATGTAGCCGAGATCGCCGAGGCGCTCATGAGGCGCTATTTCGTGGTCTCAATCGCGGACCTCCAGGAAGGCGTCGAATGGCCGGTCAATGGTCTCCTTCCGCCCGCGCACATGCGCCTTCACGCTGGCGAGTTGTCGAGCATGCAAATGCTCGACTTGGCGCGCCGCGCGGCCGTAGCCGTGGGCCCCGTCGGCTGGCTCGCGCCGTTTGGGATCGCGGCGCCCGAAACCCCGACCTTTATCGTTCTGGGCGGTCAGCTCGCGCACAATGGTCCCGAGGTCATCGCGCCCGAGGCCCTTGGTCCAGGCCGGCTCGGCTTCGCCTACCCGGACAACCTTTGCAATTGTGCGAATATGCGGCATCAATGCGACAAGCGGATCAGCGATCCCATGGGGCAGTTTCGCGCGTGGGCTGATCAAACGGGCATTGCACTATGAACGCTGTCGCGCTCGCGCCGGTCGATACCTTGGTGTGGGATGCTAATCAGGGGCTTGGCTTCTATCCCGTGCGAGAAGCTGATCTGCCTTATGATCAGGCCTATTTCGACAAATACGCCAAGATGGCCGACACGCCCATGGGCCGGCGCCTCAATGATTTTCGGGTCGAGTTGCTGGAAGAATGGCTTCCGATGGAAAGCGCCTTCCTGGATATCGGGATCGGCGATGGCGCGTTTCTTCGGGCCATCGCGGCCCGAGGCCGGATTGGCGCGTGGGGCTATGATGTCAATCCCGCGGGCGTCGCGTGGCTTAAGTCCCGAGGCCAGTTTTCCCGCTGGGATATTGAGGATTGGGAAGCCATGACGTTCTGGGACAGCCTGGAGCACATTCGCGACCCCGCAGCGGTGCTGGAGCGAATTTCCGGTATGGCCTTTGTGTCGATCCCGATTTTTCTGGACTCCGAGCACGTCATGCACTCGCGGCATTTCCGGACCGATGAGCACTTCTGGTACTTCACCCATTGGGGATTTGAGCGCTGGGCGATGCGGCTTGGATTCACCGTCATCGACCACACGCGCCAGGAAACGCACCTAGGTCGCGAGGACATTGAGACCTTCGTCCTGCGGCGCGTCTGATGCGCGCGCTTTGTCTGGGCTCGGCAGCGTGCGTCTATGATGATCTAGCGATGGTCCGGGCCCTTGGGGTGAGCCAGGACCGAGGTTGGGTTCTGGTCGCGGTCAATCAGATCGCCGCCAAGTGGAACGGCCCCGTCGATCATTGGGCGACCTTTCACCCCGAGAAGCTCCAGCAATGGAAAAACCAGCGCCATGCGGCCGGCCTTCCCCCAGCCGGCGAATACTGGACGGCGACGCGCCGCGTGATTCCAAATCGCATGGAAATCAACCGCGTGCCCAATTGGGGAGGCTCCAGCGGACTCTTGGCCGCGCGCGTGGCGCTGGAACTGGGAGCCACCCATGTCGTGCTGTGCGGAATTCCGCTGGACTACGCCCAGGGCCACTTCAACACGCCCGCGATTCCGTGGCGGGAAGGTGGCAGCTATCGCCGCGGCTGGGTCGAGCATGCGCTCGAATTGACCCGCGTGAAATCTTCTAGCGGATGGACGCGGGAATTGCTCGGCGCGCCGACTGCGGAATGGCTTGCCGAGGAACCGCCGCCTTGCGATACCGGGGCCATGGCGGGGGTGTTGGATGAGACCGAGCGTCGCGGCGCCTGTGCTGTTTGAGGATGGGTTCGCCGGCACCCACGCGGCCATGGTCACCCACGTTCACCCCGATGGCCAAACCGTCGATTTGATCGCTTTCCCGCCAGGCCGTAATCCTAAGGCCCACAAGGGGGTTCTGGCCCAAAACCCCGACCGCGACCCGCAGCCCCGGACATGGCGACCCCGGGAAATCATGTGGCCCAAGAGGTTCAGGACCGTGACCGAGCAAGAAAAACAAGCATTACTTGAAAACGCCGCTCAAGAAGCGGTCAAATTCGTTCTCGACTTTCTGGCTGGCAAGCGCGCGATCGTGATCAGCGATGCCACGGGCACGACGGGATTCACCATCAAGCTTGAGCCCCCTGCCCCGAGCTGACGCCCATGGACTTCCGCATGGCAGACTTCCACGGCGCGCCTTTCCAAAAGGCCGATCCGACCGTTGATCCAGAGGCCGCGCGGCTTAAAGCGCTGTCCCAAGGGTTGGAAACGCGGCTGCGCGAGGCGTTCCTGAAATTCGTCCGCGACTGCCAGGACACCGAGGTCTTAAGCGTCGTGGCGGATCGCCTCGCCCGCGGCGATGTGGAAGGCGCCCTGGCGCTCATCGACATTCACATCCGCGCGCTCGCGACCACCGTCCCCCTGCTTTTTCAGGACGCCGCTATTGCCGAGGCCTCGGCGCTGGCCAGCCAAATCCGGATCGGGACCGCGATCTCGTTTGATCCCGGCAATCCCATCGCAGCGACGCTCATGCGGCGCTCGCAGTTGGAATTCCTCCAGGCCATGACAGACAGCCAGCGGGACGCCACGCGGGCGGCGTTGGCCGAGGGCCTGGAGCGCGGTCTCGGCTACCAGGAGGCGGCTCGGCTCTTTCGCGACTCCATTGGGCTCTCTGCCGTCGATGTCGCGGCGGTGTCGAATTACGAGCGGCTTCTGCGGACCGGAAGCGCCGCGGCCCTGGATCGGCAAATGCGCGACATGCGCTTCGACCCCACGGTCGAGCGGTCGATTGAGGAGCGCGAGCCGCTTTCTGAGGATCAGATCGGCCGCATGGTCGATGCGTACCGGCGCCGCGCGCTCGCCTTTCGGGCCGTGGTGATCTCGCGGACCGAGTCCGGGCGCATCATGAGCGAGGCCCAAGAGGTCGCCATGGACCAAGTGATCCAGCAGGGCGGCATGACGGATGAGGATGTTGAGCAGACTTGGCTTTCCGTCGATGATGATCGGACCCGCGACACACACGCGGCGATGCAGGGCCAAGTGCGGCCGAAGGGTGTACCTTTCGACTCGCCCTCGGGCGCGCGGCTTCGTTATCCGTGCGATCCCCAGGCACCGGCGGCCGAGGTCTGCAATTGTCGCTGTAAGCGCCTATTCCGGATAAAGCTTAGGGGCGCTGGCCGCTTGGCGGCGTGATCCCGTGAGGATCTACATTCGTGACTTTCTAGCATGGCAGGAGGCCAAATTGACAGACGCTCATCCTCATCACCGAAACCACGACCTCGGCATTGGCGACCGCGCGGCGAAACTCCGCGAGGACTCGCAACGGCTTTATGAATGCGAAGACGCCATCAAGCTGATGGAGACACTTCAACGCCGAGCGCCCTTCACCATCAGCGTGCGGTTCGGCGAGATCGACGGCAAGCCCGTGACCAACCCGGCGCTCGACATGGCCGTGACCAATTGGGTGCGGGATATCCTCGGCCAGCGCGACGCCGTTGAGCATTTGTCCCAGACGGTGCAGGCCACGCGCGCCGAACTCGCGCAGTCCATTCTGGACCGCGTGACGGAAATTCAAGCCGGGATCGCCGGGCCCCTGGCCATCGAATAGGCTGGCGGATATACGTCATTCAGCGACGCGACAGCGACGTTGAGCGCGAGATGGCCTGGGTCCTTGGCGTCGAAAACTTAGGTCGGACCATCTCGCGCGGTCGCGCTTTTCGTATCAAAACCCCATAGCTTGTGTCATTTCGGCAAATGCGCCACCATTAGTCGCATCGGCACAGGTGGGCGGATGCTTCTACTCCTCAAGGAAGGCGCACCCGAATCCGGCGACGTTCATGTGAACGGTCCGCTTCCGGGTAAGCGCACTCCTGAGGACATAGAAGCCGAGCGCATTGCCAATCTGCGCACGACCGCAGGCGCGGTGAGAAAGCGCGATCTCCAGCCCCACGACGTTGACACCTCCAAGGCGCCGTTCATGTATGATCCGCACTTTCTCGGAAGCCTACGACCCGACCAAGTGCCACGGTTCTACGGCGCCCTGACGGACAGCGAGAAGCTGCCGCGCAAGACCGTGAACCTGCATGAGCTTCACGCCACCCAGGACCGGGTGCTGACCGCCAAGGTCGAGGCTATACGCCGCGCGGGCGCGCCAGCCGGCAAGCTGCCGGTCGTCGTGCGCCACCAGGGCAAGCAGTATATCGCCGATGGCCACCACAGGCTGGCGGCCGATTGGCTATCGGGCGAGCGCCAAGCCGATGTCCGCTACAAGGATCTTGAGCCTGTCAGCAGCGCGCTGAAATCCGCCGAAAACAGCTTCGGCACGTTTTTTAAGGTATCGGGCGTCGACGATGGCCTGGGTTTGGTGTTTGGCTGGGGGATCGTCTGCACGGAAGACGGAAAGCCCTACTTTGACGTCCACAAGAACCACATCCCAGAAGACGCGATGGTGGAAGCCGTGACGGACTTCATGAAGAACAGCCGCGGCGCTGGCGAACAGCACGAGCGCATGGACGCCGGAACGGTCGTTCACTCATTCCCTCTGACGGCCGAAATCGCCAGCGCAATGGGCATCGGGACCGACAAAACCGGGTGGATGATCGCCATGGCGCCGGATCCCGCGATGCTGGCGAAATTCAAGTCCGGCGAGCTGACGGGTTTCTCGATCGGGGGCACTCACCTTGAAGTTGACGGGAAACCTGTCCAATGACACTTCCGGGAACGATGACCCGGTTTCGGGTCCACGAACTCAGCGGGGTCGATAAGCCCGCGCAACAGGGGGCGACGGTCGCGATCATGAAGCGCGCCTTCTCGGATAAGGAGCGTCAGGAAATGGCCGATAAGGGCCAAGCCCTGCCGGACGGATCCTTTCCGATCGCGACCGAAGAAGATCTCCACAACGCCATTCGAGCCATTGGTCGCGCCAAAGATGAGGCGAAGGCCAAGGCTCACATCATCGCCCGGGCGCACGCCATGGGACTGTCCAACTCCCTGCCGGAAGGCTGGGTCAGCAAAGCGCAAGGAGCCGCGATGTCCACTGCAGCCGAAATCCGCAAGTCCCTGGGTCTGCCCGACAGCGCCAGCGAGACCGAGGTCTATAACGCCATGGCGGCTCGGGTAAACAAAGCCGATGCCGAGAAGGAAGAGGCCGAAATGGCGGCCAAGAAAGCCAAGGATGAGGCGGAGAAGACCAAGAAGGACGCCGACATGATGATGCGCAAGGCGTCCATGACGGACATGGAGAAGGACTACTGCGAGGGCATGTCGGACGACGACATGGACAAGTTCATGTCCAAGACCAAGGAAGAGCGCGCGAAGATGATGGCGGAAGCCAAAAAGGCCGACGACACCCTCACGGTCGCCGGAACCACGATCCGCAAGTCCGTTGTCGGCGCCGGCCCGTTCGCGATTCTCAAGGCCCAGCAGGATCAGATCACGTCCCTGACCGCCGGCCTGGAAATCCAGAAGGCGGCGGCCGAGACCGCGACGTTCATGAAGCGCGCGCAGGACGAAATGCCCTACCTACCCGGCACCCTTGAGGAGCGCGCCGCGGTGCTCAAGAGCATCGAAGCCATGCCCGAGGCGGTGAAAGCCACCCAAATGTCCATCCTCAAGGCCGCCAACGCCACAGCGAAATATGCCTTTGAGAAGCTCGGCAAGGGCTCGGGCCCGAAGGATGGCGACGAGGGCGATGTCGAGGGCAAGATCAAGAAGAAGGCCGAGGACTACCAAAAGGCCAACCCCGGCGTGTCCTTCGCCAAGGCGAGCGAGGCGGTCATGATGGCCGATCCGGCGCTCTATGACGCCTACAACAAGCAACAGCGCGAAAGGGCCGCTGCGGTCGCTGCGAACTAAACCCCCTGGCCTTCGGGCCTAACCGCAGCGTCGTGATGACGCCGCATCCCAAAGATGGAGGCAGGGCCCATGCCCGCGAATTTTGAACGCACCAAGACTATCAGCCGGATCGCGGGCGCCGACTTCACCGGCTATCCGAGCGCGGGCGAGTACAAGTTCGGGATCACCAATCCCAATGCCATCGCGGCCGGGTCATACACGCCGGCCGACGTGCCGGGCCTCTGGTATGGGTCTTCCCAGGCGGCTCCCGCCATTCCCGCCGGCAACGTGATCGTCAACCCTACGGCGGGCGCCGACTGCGATTATGTCATCGTAGGCAAGGCGCTTCCGGGCCAACCCGTGGAATGCTCGGTCGATGGCCGAACCCTGATCACGGTAGGCACGGGCGGTCTCACGGCCGGCCAGGACGTGATGAGCGACGCGAACGGCAACGCCGTGGCGTGGACCTCGGGCAACTGGATCCTTGGCACGTGCCTGACCACGGCCAGCGCCGGGTCGATCACCGATATTCTGTTCAACCGCCGGGGCTACCATTAAGGGCCGCCCTCCAACCCATTAGGAGCGTCGTGATGACGCCCCGTCCTCTTAACGGAAAGGAGTTCCCGGCATGCCCGGCAATCCACAACTAAGCGACGTCCACGTTAATGGGCCGCTGATCACGATGTCAGTGGCCTACATTCAGGACGAAGCGGGCTTTGTCGCCGACCGGGTATTCGCCAACCTGCCGGTCATGAAGCAGTCCGACAGGTATTACACCTATTCGCGGGCTGACTTTAACCGCGACGAGATGGACGAGCGGGCGCCTGGCGCCGAGTCCTCGGGCAATGGCTACGATCTCGACAACACGCCGACGTACTTCGCCACGGTCTATGCGTTCCACAAGGATGTGAACGATCAGATCCGGGCCAACAGCGACTCCGTTCTTGCTCCAGATCGCGACGCGACGATTTTCTGCACCCAAAAGGCGCTGATCAAGCGCGAGATCACTTGGGCCAATAGGTTCTTTACCACCGGGGTGTGGAACTACGGCGCGGTCGGGGTGGCGGCGTCGCCTGTGGGCGAGGAATTCCTCCAGTGGGACAACGCCGACTCGACGCCGATCGAAGAAATCCGCTACGCCAAGCGGGTCGTTCAGCAGGCCACGGGCTTCAAGCCCAATATCGCCGTCATGGGCAAGATCGTCTTTGACACCCTGATCGACCACCCGGAATTCATCGACCGGATCAAGTACAACTTCGCTCAGGGCGTGGCCGCCGTGGCCAATGAGCGCATCATGGCGCAGCTCTTCGGTCTCGAAGAGGTGCTCGTCATGGAGGCGGTCTATAACACCGCGCCCCGCGGGCAACCGGAAAACAGCCAGTTCATCGGGGGCAACAACCTCCTCCTGGCCTATCGGACCAAGACGCCTGGCATGATGGTCCCCTCCTGCGGCTACACGTTCAGCTGGAACGGCTGGCTGGGCGCCACGGGCATGGGCCACCGGATCAGCAGCTTCCGGATGGAGTGGCTCAAGTCCGACCGGATCGAAATCGAAATGGCTTATGACCAAAAGGTCGTCGGCGCCGATCTGGGCTTCTTCTTCTCAAACTGCGTCGGCACGATTGAGTCGATCTGATGCGTGAGGTTTTCCGCGAGCCGTTCGACCCCGGTAAGACCTTCGTGGTCTGCCGGCCCGTGCGGCTTGGCGGAAGGCCTCTAGCGGTCGGCGCTGTATTCCCGCGTGACCGCGTGGAGCTTCGACGCCTTCGTCAGCTCTACGACTCCCGAATGCTCGGTTACCCGGGCGAGACAGGTCGCCAGCGTGTCAGGCCCACAAGCCCGGTGCGCGTGCGACTCGGGGCCGGGAGCGCGGCCGCCATGCCCGTGCCTCCGGTCCCGATCCCGGACGGCTGGCGGGATCTTGAATGGATCCCAATGCAGGTTCTGGCGCGTAAATTCACCAAGGCTACTGCCCCGACGCGCGAAGAGTGCATTGAGGCCATTGAGACCGAGATCATGAGGCGGGAGCGCCGCCGTGAGCCTGCTTGATCAGATCCCGGCCCAAATCTATGCGGGCTTCCGGGGCAAGCTGAGGCTTGCGACGCTTTGGCGATCAGTCCCATCCATCTCGGCCGGTCTTGATGAGAACGGCGACCCCTTGGCGGCCATGATTGAGACCTGGGCCTGCCAGGGTTTCACGGACAAGTACTCGGACTATTTTCGCCTTAAGGGAGATGTCCCTGAGACGGACGCCAAGGTCTGCATCTTCGGGGCCAGCCTGCCGGTCGGCATCCGACCCCAGAAGGATGACAAAGTGCTGATCGCTGGCCAGTGGTGGCAGATCAGAAACCCTCAGACCGATCCCGCCGATGCTCTGTGGACCTGCCAGTCCTTCGTCTGCGCCGCCCCAACCCTGCTATCCTGATGGCCGTGACCTGGGATAGCGGCGCTCTGGAAACCAAGGTGCGTCAGGCCTGTGTGCGGGTGGTCGCCAAGACGGGCGGCGTCATCCTGGAAGAGGGCTCGCGTCTGATCGCTTCGCCGCCCAAGACCGGTCGCATTTACGAGCGCGACAATCCCCGTCGCATCCACCAAGCCTCCGCTCCCGGTGAGGCGCCGGCAACCGACCTTGGTAAACTGCTGGCGTCTGGCGAGGTCATCCTGGAGCCACAGACTCCAGACCGCATTTCGGCGCGCGTGAATTGGGGCGCTGAGTACGCGCTGGATCTTGAACTCGGGACCAAGAAAATCGAACCACGGCCGTTCGCCAGGCCAGCGCTTGCCCATGCCGAACCGGGTTTCGTCGCCGAGGCCAAGGCCGAGATTGAAGGCGCGGTGCGGGCATGAATGACGTTGATGTCGGGCCCGCGATCCTGGCGGCGCTCCAGAGCAATCCCGCGATCACGGGTCTGTTGTCGATCTGGACGGGCGAGCCCGCGATTTTCAACCGTCGGCCACCCCCCGACGACGCCGAATATCCGCTGGCGATGATCAGTCCGGATATCAGCATAGGGGATCAGGATTTCCTCAAGACGCGCATCCCGGTCGTGCGGCGCGATATCACCATCTTTGGCGAACAGCCGGACCAGTATCGAGCGGTCGACACAGCGGCGCGCAAAATCCGCACGCAGTTTCACCGCGTCCGGAGTAGCCTCGTCGTGGACGGCTTTTCCATCGTCGATATCGTGGTATCGGGACCCCGCGCGGCGCCGGCGGACGATCAGAAACTCGTCGCGCGCGCGTGTCTGCTGACGATCAAGCTTCGGGACTTGAGCACATGAGGCCAATGCCTCACCATGCTGGAAGTTCCATTAGCCCATTCGGGCCTTGGGCAAGCCCGTGTCGCAGCGTCGTGAGGACGCCGCCATCCCTTGAAGGAGCCTCCCTATGACGGAGCCGGTCGGCAATGTGAACACAGCTGGCGGCGTTGATATCGCCATCGGCACCACGGTCGTCTGCACGACTTTGGCCCAATATGAGGCCGACACCTACGTCTCCATCGGCGAGGTGGAGGACGGTGGACAGGTCGGCGATGAGGCCGCGTCCGTGCCATTTACGTCTCTGGCGAATAGCCGCACCCAGAAATACAAGGGGCCCTATGACGCCGGAACCATGGCCGTTGTGTGCGGCTCCGTCACAAACGACCCGGGCCAGATCGCCCTTACCGAGGCCGTGGCGACCAAGTTCAATTACAATTTTTGTGTCACCTTGGCGGACCCCGTGACACTCACGGGCGAGCCAACGACGCTTTACTTCTCGGCTCAGGTGATGAGCGAACGGCGGAACATCGGCACGGCGTCCAATATCATCAAGCGGACTTTCAACCTCGGGATCAACACGGCGATCACCGAGGTGGCGCCCACCTAAGGGCTAACTGGAGGGGATCATGGCTGACCCTAAGATTGGCGAGAACACACTGGAAATCACACTGGCGGATGAGCCTCATCCCGTCGTGCTGACCTGCGACGTCGGAGCGTGCATCCGGCTTTGTAATCAGCGCGGTGGCTTGGACACACCCATGGGATTTCAAGGCCCCCACGACAATGTGACCACTCGGCTCCTGAGCATGGATATTTCCACCATGGCGGAAATCATCCGCGCGGGGCGCAATATCCGGCCCGGGGCCGTCCCTGATCTCGAAGCCAAAATCTTCAAGACTGGGCTTTTCAATGTGGTCACTCAGCTCGCGCCGTTTATCGGCATGGTGAAGAACGGCGGCGTGAGAGAGCCTGAAGCGACCGAGGATAGCGGGGGCGCAGCGGGTAAGGACGAGCGCCCTCCGAAAGCCTGACGCCCAGCGAGTTCTACGTCTGGATCGTCAAGATCGGGTGCGGTCGTCTCGGGTGGAGTCAGCGGGAGGTTTATGAATCGGATCCGCAGGTGATCCTCTTGGCCTACCAAGGCTATTGCGAGGAGCGCGAGGAGACGGAGCGGATGATGTACGGCGCGCAGGGCATTCGCCTTCCGGAGCGCATTTCCAAGCCCCGCTCGGCTCAAAACCATGCGGATGAATGGCGCATCTTCACCGTGGGGCATAATGCTCGGATGAGACATCATCAGCGCCGAAAGCCCAACCCCAATGGCTGACAATGATGAGAATGTGGTCGGCTCAGCCAGCGTCCGCGTCACTGCGGATCTAACGGATTTCAACGCGGGCCTCGCCAAAGCAAAAGCGGCCACCCAGGCGTTCGACACCCAGGCCAGCACCGGCTTCAAGAACGTCGCGCAAGCCCTTGAGGGCCTGAACCAGCGCCAGCGCCAGCTTATGGAAGGGCTTCTGGCCGCCAACGCGACTGAGCGCGAGGCTCAAGCCCTTTTGGGTCGCACGGCGGAAGGCCAGAAGCTTGCGGCCACCTATGCTCAACTCCGCGCCCAGGCCGCTAAGGAGGCCGCTCAGGCGGATGTGGCCGGCGCTCAGTCAGCGGCCCAAGCCGCGCAGACGCGCCTCGCCATGGATCGCGCCGCGGTCGAACAGCTTCGCACCCGCATGGGCCTTACGCGGCAGATGTTCGGCGATGAGACAGCGTCCGCGACCGCGGCGGCCAAAGCTCAGGAGGCGATCGCGGCGTCGACGCTCGCTTTCCGGATGCGGACCGCGAAACAATGGTCGGCGGCCGAGAAGGCGGCGGCGGCCGAGGTCGCGGCTGCGGCTGCGGCGGGTGAGCGCGCGGCGGTCAAGGAAGCGGAGTCGACTCTCGCGCTACGGCGTCGGATTACCGCTCAGCGCATTCAGGAAGAGACCCAGACCGCTCGCCAGCGCGAGACGCTCCTTCGGCAGACGACCCCGATGTACCGGGCCGAAAGCCAGCGCGACACCACCATTGGGACCGCGAACCGCCTTCGGGATTCGGGCGCGATATCGGACGCCGAACACGCCGCGGCCATCGCGGGCGCGACAGCGCAATATGAGAAAATGGTCGGCGCCGCCGAAAAGGCCGCCGAGGCCACCGGCCATGTCCGGACCGGCACGGCTGGCGTTGTGAGCGAAATCTTAGTGCTGGGGCGAGAATTCGTCCGCGGCAATTTCTCTAGAGCGGCCGGGTCGTTGTCTATTTTGGGGGATCGGCTCGGCATACTGCCTGCGCTTCTGAACCCCGTGGCGCTGGGCTTCATCGCCGTGGGGACTGCGATCGCGGGAGCGACGGCCACAGGCGTGCTCTACGAAGAGCAACAGCGCCGCATCCAGAACATCGCCGGCGGCGCTGGCCTGCGGTCGGGCGCGAGCTTTTCCGACATCACGACCGAGGCCCAAAGGTCCGCCACCGGATCTGGCCAAGCCTACAGCCAGACCCTTGATGTCATTGAGGCCATGGCCAAGGCCGGGGTGCAGGGCGAGCAGACCCGCGAAAGCATCGGGGCGCTCCTCGCCACCTACGCGCGCCTCAACGACGAGAAGCCGGCCAAAGCCCAGGAAGACATCGCCCGCGCGATGCTTCTCACCCGCGATGGCGTCAAGGGCGCGAACGAGGCGCTCGAAATTCTGGTTAAGACCGGCGCCAACTACACCGGCGCCCAGATGGACCAAATCCGCGCGGCCGCCGCGGCGAACGACATCCTGCAAGTCCAGAATCTTCTCTGGCAGGGCGTTACTAGGCACATTGATGACGCGACCAAGGCAGGGATCGGACAGGCCAACTGGCTCGACAAGGCGATATCCTGGTGGAAGGGCCTGGGCGATCAAATCGGCTATGCGTCCGCGAATTTCGCCTATTACACCGAACTCGCGAACGCCGATCCGGCAACACGCGCCAAGCTGATCAGCGAGCGCGCCGGCCAACAGCGGGCGAAGGATCAAGCGACGAACCGCTTGGCCCAACAGGGCGGCGCGACGAATGATCAGCTTTACGCGACGCAGCTGTATCTCCAGTCTCCCGCCGGCGAAGACGAGCAGTCCTATCAGGACGCCAAGCAGAAGCGCGCCGCAGTGGCCAAGGCGGTCGCGGATGACCAAGCTGCGGCCAGGGCGTCCCCGAGTGCGGCCGCGAGCCAGAGGCTTGCGCGAGATCTTCAATTGCAGGCCGCCTATAACGACACGGTGGCGCGCTACGTGCCCCTGGCGCAGCGCAAGGCCGAAATCGACGAAAAGCAGGGTCAACTCGCGATCGCGCGGCGCGGACATGATGCGGCCCGCGTTCGTCAGCTTGAGCAGGAAATCGTCGGGCTACAGGCCGGAACGCGAGTCGTGTCCAATGCGGACCTCGCGCAGGAAGCCCGCGGCGCCGGCGACCGAGCTGCTGATCGGGTGCGACCTGACCGTTCAGCCATCAGCGAGACCAACAGCGTCGCGGCCAAGAATGCTGATGCGACGGCCGAACTCGCGTTGGCGGCGGCCTATGAGCAGGGCCGGGGCCCCGCGCTGATCGCCGAAGCGCAGCGCAAGGCCGTTACCGAGGCGACGCGTAAGGGAAAGGCCGAGACGGATGCTTTGCGCCAAGCCGAACTCAACCTCGCGACCGCGACCGCCGCCAAGGATGCGGCCAAGGAAATCGCTGATCTGGAGGCCAAGACCAAGGCGCAGGCCGCCTACAATGATCAGGTCGCAAAAGGCGAAATCACGCGCGCTCAGGCGTCACGTCGCGCCGAGCAGGATGTGCAGTCGGGCAATCTTCAAAGCATCGCCAATTCGGCCACGGGGCCAGCGCGCACAGCCCTGCAGGCACTGATCGCTCGCCAAGCCTCGGCGGCTGACGCGGCCAATGACCAAGCCGACACCGCTGAACTCGTGGACAAGGTGCGCAAACAGCAGGACGAGCTGGATGCGATCCGGGCGAAAATCGCCAATGTCGGAAAGCCAAAAGGTGAGCAGGACATCGCCGCCGCGCGCCTTGCAGCGACCCAGGATATCGGAACGCACACTGCGGCTACGGCGCTCGGCAAGACCTTCGTGGACAATGCTGGCCAGAAGGCCGCGTTGGACAACGCCCTGGCGGCGGCCAATGCTAATAAGGAGCTCACAAAGACGGTCACGGATGAGATCGAAAAACTGAACACGCTGAGGGCCACGATGGGCCAGACTTACCAAGAAGTCGCGCGCTACACCGAGTATCAGAAGCTCCTCGACGAGGCCAAGCAGAAGGGAATCCCGCTCGACGACGCGGAGAGGCAAAAGCTCCAGCAGCTTGCGCAGGGCTATGCGCAGGCGTCGGAGCAAATCCGGCTGCTGACGGAGAAGCAAAATGCGGCCAAAACCGCAGCCCAATCGCTCGCCGAGACTTTCGCTGGCGGCATTGAGTCAATGCTCTACAGCGGTGAGAAGTTCAACCAAGTGGCGGCGCAGATCAGCCGGTCGCTCGGTAAGGAGGCCCTGGAGGGCGTCCTGACGGGCGGTGGGCCTTTTGCGGGCCTCCTGGGCACCGCGCAGGGCTCGGGCCCGAACAGCGCCAATGGCGGCCTGTTATCGGGCCTTTTCGGCGCCGCTCTCGGGGTCGGGGGCGCGGGAGGCCAGCGCAAGGGCCAAAGCGCGTCCGACGCCCTTTATGTCACGGTCGCCGCGGGAGCGTCGTATGGCAACGACGGATCCTATGCGGCGGGCTTTGGCGCGCTCAGCAGCATGGTTGATCCGGCGCTCGGCGGTTTGGCGGCTGGCGGAGGCACGGGCCCGGGCACGGGCGGCGCCGAGTCCGCGCCACAGGCAACCGGCTACCAAGGGCAGAGCCCCCTGGCGCTCGGAGTCCAGAACGCCATGCGGAGCGGCGCGACCATGCTGGGAAACACGATCGCGGGCGGCGTGCAGTCCATCGGGCAGTTCTTTCACCTGTTTCCCACACAGCCAGCCATGCCGCCCATTGGCGCCGACATGGCGGGACTGTTCCATGAGGGCACATCCTACGTGGGCACTCCAGCGCGCATGATCCCGGTCAATCCCCAACTCTTCGCCACGGCGCCCAGGCTACACTCGGGGCTTGCTCCCGATGAGTTCCCTGCCATTCTTCAGAAGGGCGAGCGGGTAACATCCAAATCCGGGCAATCGGGGGCTGGCGGTAATTTGACTGTCAACATGCACATCACGACGCCCGACACGACATCGTTCGGTCGCTCGTCGAATCAGATGGTGCGAGAGACCAAGCGGCAGTTTGGCAGGGTGAAGTGACCAACACCTTCATCGACGAATATCTGCCGGCAGAGGCTCAAGGCTTGCCGTGTATGTCGGCGCCCAGGTTTTCCACCCGGATCACGCTGGCGAAGTCAGGCGATGAGGCGCGCAACCAAAACTGGTACTCACCGCTGCGACGGTTTTCTCTGCCCGAGGCCGTGGGAGACCAGGACACGTTTGAGCAGGTGCTGACCTTCTGGCTGAACACCGGCGGCCCGTTCGCCACGTGGCCGTTCCGAGATCCGTTTGAGTTCGCCTCGTGCGCGCTCAGCGAGGCGAATGTCGAACCCGACTACACCGCTGGCGATCAGCTTCTCGGCGTCGGAAATGGGACCACGACGCAATGGCAGTTGACCAAGGTCAGACCGCTTGGCGGCGCGAGCTCAGGCTACAGCTACACGCGCACGATAAGCCTGCCGATCCTTTCGACGATTGAGATCGAAATCGACGGCTACGCGCCGGCCGATTGCCCCGAAGAGCAAGGTGGCCCCTACACCGTGGTGAGCATTACGCGACCGGGGGGCTTGGTAACGATCACGCCTCCCATCAAAGCCGGCGTCGCGGCCACATGGGGCGGCCTGTTCGACACCGAGGTGAGGTTTGAGGGCGATGATAGCTTTGATCAGGTGATGCACAGCTTTTCGACGACCGGATCCGCGCCGCTCAATTTCGTTGAAGTCCGGAGGTGTTAGGTGGGCGCTCAATGGTGTGAATCCTTCCAGGTCTATCCGAGCACGGCGAACATGCTGCAGGGCGTGTGGGCTCAGCTCGACGCCGGCATTGCGCTCTCAACCGCCAATCCATCGTCGGGGACGCAGGGGCTTCGGTTTACGCCAGGCTCGGTCCCCTACCCGGCCGCGCGACGCGTATTCAACCAAGCGGTGTCGACGGCCGGATGCGCCTTCCGGTTCTATGTGCCCAGTCTTCCCAACACGGAGACGGTGCTGGCGACCGTGCTGCTGTCGTTTTTGGATGTATCAGGCAACCCGCAGGTTTCCCTTGTGCTCGGTTCCAACGGCGCAATCGTGGCCTTGGGCGGGGGTCTTTTTCAGGGCGGATCGTCCAACGTCGAAGGCATGACGCTTTTGGCGCGGTCGCAGCCGTGCGTCGTCCCGCTGGCCTATAACCACATTGAGGCCCTGGTGACACCGGGCGCGACCGGGACCGTGGAGGTCCGGGTCAATGGCGTAACCGTTGTGAACTTCACCGGCGACACCTTGGGCCACAATGAAGTCGGGCAGGTGGCCATTAGTTGCGGCGACTCGGGCACCGGCGACATGGATATTGGAGATTTGCACGCCTACGACAGCCTCGGGACCCCAGGTCCGCAGACATTCGTCGGCAACGCGATCGTCCTCACGCGGACGCTCACGGCGGATGAGAGCGGCAACGAGTGGACATTATCTGCGGGCGCGTCCGCTTATCCCCTCTTGGAGGACAATGAGGACACGACCTACATTGAGGCCGACACCGTGGGCCTGACGTCCAGCTTTGCCGCCACGGCGCTTCCGGGCGAAGTCACGGGCGTCGTATATCAGCAGGTCAATTTCCGGGGCGTCAAAACCAACGCAGGCGACTGCGATGTCCAGGCCGGGATTATTTCCGGATCATCGGTCGGCCAAGCCGCGAGCGCATCGGTCATGTCGACGGGTGAATCGTGGTTCTGGGGGATCGTGGCCGAGGATCCCGCGACCTCCAACGCGCCCTTCACGCCCGCGTCGGCGAGCGCCAGTCAGGCCCTTTTGACCCGGACTGTCTGATGAGCGCGGCTCAGGTCAGCGAGGCGAATGTCAGCGTCCTCGCGAAAGTCGCCAGCATCGCGCGGGTCAGCGAGGCTAATGTCTCCGCGCTGGTCAAGATCGCTTCTGGAGCTCAAGTCCAGGAAGTCAATATCTCGACGCTTTGCTACGCCAGCCCGGAGGCCACGCAGCGTTGTGATCTCTGGAAGATCACTCGGCGGGATGGAGAAGTGTTCGCTTTCACGTCCCTGGATAGCGATTTTCTATGGGGCGGCGTCGTTTATCAGCATTGCGCAAGCCTGCAGGACAGCGCGAGCACCAATTCCTCGGCTTTGGGCGATACGGGTTCGGTCACGCTGACGGGCCTGATTTCCTCCACCGAAATTACTGACGAAGCCCTGTACGGCGGCCTCTTCGACGACGCTTATGTTGAATGCTGGGTTGTTAACTGGAGCCCCAATGGGGACGTTGGCGCGCCGTTCCGAACTGCCGCTGGATGGACCGGCAAGGTGACGCGGAACGAGAATTCTTATGAGGCCGAAGTGCTGGGACCCGGCACGCGGCTGGCTCAAACGGCCCTGGTGAAGTTCTACACGCCCGGCTGTCGTTGGCAGTTCGGGGACTCGCATTGCAATAAGAACGCGCCCGCGCTGGCGATTAGCGGTCTCGTCATCACGAGTTCGCTCCAGCGGTTTGCGATTTTCTTTGAGGGTCAGGCAATCCCGTCCGAACCTGCGATCTGGAACAACGGCTTCGTGACTTTCACATCCGGCCAGAACGAGAACGTCAACTGCCAGACTGAGACGGTCGATTGGGCGGCCGGCGCGATTTCGCTTTGGGACTTGATCCCTTATGCTCCACAACCGGGCGATACCTTCACGATCACGCCAGGGTGCAGCAAAGATGTCGCAGGGTGCAACACCTACAGCAACTTCAACAATTACGGCGGATTCCCCGACGTCCCTGGACCGGACAGCCTCCAGCAAAACGCCGACGCGCTTTTCGGCACAGGTGACTAACACCATCGTGGCCGAGGCTCGGAAATGGATCGGAACGCCCGTCCAGCATAAAGGCCGAGCCATGGGCATTGGAATTGATTGCGTGGGACTGATTCTGGAGGCCGGCGCCGCAGCTGGCGTTCTGAAATTGCCCCCTATCTTGAACCCAGCCTTTACGTCCTACGGCCTTCTGCCCAACCCCATGTCGATGAAGCGCGCCATGGCGGAATACATGGTCCCGATCACCGAAGACGACATGGATGACGGCGATGTGGGCTTTTTCTCAATTGGCGAGTCTGGGCGCCCGATGCACCTCGCGATCATGGCGAGGCAGAACGGGCGCCGGACGATGATCCACGCGGACGCACAGACCACACTGCGTAGGGTTGTCGAAGTCGGATATGCGGCGCAGTGGCCCAGGTGGCTGGACGGCTTCTGGCGCTATCCGGGAATCCCCGCCTAGTGGCGGCTCTTGCCCTCTCTGTCGCGGGCGCGGCGCTCCTTGGTCCGTTTGGGCCCTTGGCCGCAGCAGCCGGCGGCGCGCTTGGCGCAACTTTGGGCGGCGTGGTAGACAACATCCTGTTTCCGGGCAACCAGCCCGTGGGGCCCACCGCCACGGCGTCGACCTATGGCAACGCGATCCCGATTTGCTACGGGCCCCAAAATCGCGTCGGCGGCAATATCATCTGGAGCTCGGGCTTTCGTAAGGTCCAGAACAAAAGCCTGAAATTTCTCGCCGGTAAGGGCGGCCAGCCCTACACCTATGTGGCCGATATCGCGATCGCGGTGGGGGAGGGCCCGTGGCAGCCAAGCTGGCTGCAGACGATTTGGGCCAACGGCACGAAGATTTTCGACGCCAGCGCCGGCACAATCCAGCCTGATCCGGACGAATACGGCGTCGTGACCTGGGATGTGTCGTTTGAAACCTTCCAGGATTTCTCTACGGTCGTGGTCTATCCCGGCAACCTGATCCAGCCGCCAGATCCGACCATGGAAGCGGCGCTCGGCGTGGGCAATGTGCCGGCGTACATCGGCACCGCCTATGTGGTGATCACCAGCCTGAAACTCACGACCTTCGGGAACGCGATCCCAAGCCTGAATTTCCTGGTTCAGGCGAGCGAGACCGAGACTTTGGGCGAAATCCTGAACGATATCTGCGCCCGCTCAGGTATCGACGTGAACACGATCTCGACGAGCCTGATGACCGCGGACGTGCAGGGGTATCAGATCCTCAGCCAATCGGACGCCAATTCAGCCATCCAACCTCTCGCGCTCTGCTACTACTTCGACGCCGCCGAGGTTGCGGGCACGCTTCGCTTTGTCCCGCGAGGCTATGGGCCGGCGTGCGCGATTCCCAATGACGATCTGGGCGCCTACCCGTATGGCGGCCAAGCGCCCGAGCCCTATAGCTGGCCACGTGGCGCCGAAACCGAGACGCCCAATCTGGCCGCTCTGACGTTCATCGACCCTTCGCGAGACTGCAACCAGAACACACAAAGCGCCCAGCGGGTCACGGGATCGGCCGAGTCGAATGTCGCCAATACGGTGTCGATCACCCTGACCAGCGACGCGGCGCGCCGGATTTGCGACCGTTTGCTTTGGGAAGCCCAGATCGGTCGCCAGGACTTCAAAACCACGATGAGTGATCGCTACATCTTCCTGGAGCCCGCGCGGGTCTTCGCCTTTGAGTCGCCGGCTGGGTACGAAAATGTGCGGATCACGAAGCAGGCGCGCGGTATCAATGGGGTCATCGAACTTGAGGGCAAGCGGGACTATTCGGGCCTCTATGCTTCGACGGCGCCCGGCGCGACCTCAAATCCGCAGCTCAATCCCGTGGCCATCGGGGGCCCCGTCAACCCTCCCCTCTTCATTGAGCCGCCGTCGGATTTCCCGGGTATCACTGGCCCGACCATTCTGATTGCGGTCAGCGGGGGCGAAAACGGCACTGTGAATGACGCGTGGCAAGGCTGCGCGGTGTGGACCTCGACGGACAACGAGACCTACACCTTCGTGGGCAACGTGAGCGCGCCAGCCTGCATGGGCGTACTCATCGGTGATCTTGAGCCCTATAGCGGGTCCAATCCCGACACGACGTCCATCCTGGATGTCAGCACCGCCGAAAGCGGCCAGGAGCCGCCCAGCATCAGCGCCTATGAGGCCGGCGTCGCCACGGCGCCCTACTACGTGGGGGGCGAGTTCCTAAGCGCCGAAACGGTCACGGGCCTGGGAGGCTCCGACTATCGGCTCACAAATCTCTGGCGCGGCCTCTATGGCACTCATGGCGACACTCATGACACCGGCCAGCCGTTCGCTCGGCTCGACGCCTCTGTGTTCCGCTTCCCCCTGCCCAAGGCGTACATTGGCGTCACGAACTATTTCAAATTCGTCAGCGCCGGCGAAACGCTCGCTAGCGCCACGGCCTATTCGTACAATGGCACGGGGGCTGGTTACGGCACCGTGGTTGGAGGTCTGCCGGCGGCGCCTGCTCAGCCGACGTCTGGAGCCACGGGCCCGGGCACTGGCGCGGTCATCATCTCGCCGATCCCGAACGCAGTGATCGACAATGTGACGGGATATGACGTGTATCGCGCGCCCACGGGCGCGGGTTTCTCCAGTGCGACCATTGTGGCCACGGACGTGACTGGCACGTTTACCGACAGCTCGGCCACGCCTGGCGAGACCTATGACTATTACACCGTGGCCAACAACGAAATCGGCGCATCCGAGCCCAGCCCGCCCGAGACCGTCACGGTCCCAATGACCAATTCGACGACACCGTTTGGGGTCACATTCAGCTGCGCTGATATCTCGACCAAGACGCCATCCACCATCCTGGCGCGCTTTCCCGCGGGCGTGGCGTGGGAGATTCCCGCCAACATGCCAAACAGCCAAGGTGATGTCGCCACGGCGCCCACGGCGACGACGACGTTCACCCTGGAAATGGACGGATCGCCCATTGCAACGATCACCTGGGCTAGCGGATCGACGACGGCGACGTTCGCGAATGTCGCGACGGCTATTCCGGAAGGCGATTATCTTGACCTTGTGTCGCCATCGGCTTTCAATGGCATGGCGGGCGCGTTCGGGCTCACGATCATGGGAACCCGGTGATGCGGACCGAGCGCAGTCGCGAAGGATATCTGCTCATTGACGCTCGCGGCAGTCCGGATGTTCCCGGGCGTGGCGTTTTGCCCGACGTTCCTGAGGGCGCGGTCCTTGAATGCCCCACTTTTACGTGCTCGCATTGCAATGGCGTAGTCGTCATCAATCCGGCACGCACACGGGCTCGGGCGCGCTGTCACGCATGTGATCATCAAATCTGCGATGTGTGCGGCGCGGCCCTGACCGCCACGGGCGAATGTCGATCCTGGAATGCCCGAATGGATCGCGTGCAGGAACGGGCGCTGAAAGGGGCGGCTCATGGCTAAACGAAGCTTCGCAAATTCGAGCTGGACTCCGGTCGTTGTCGCGGACGCGGCGAATATGACCGCTCAGGGCTATATGGCCCTTCAGGGCGGCTCAAGTACGCAGCGAACCAAAATCCAGGAAGTGTTTATGGGCGGCCAAGCGTCGTCTTCCGCGCCGACGCTCATGACTCTCGCCCGGGACAGCACCGTGGGGGCGACGCTTACCGCCCTGACCACGGGCCAATCCGACGGACCCCTGGACCCGGCCACGGCAGCGTTGGCTTCGCCCGTTCAGCCGTTTACGGCCGCCACGACCGAGCCGCAAAGATCTTCATCGGCCGGACGCCTAAACCTCAGTTTCAACGCGTTTGGGTCAATCGTGCGATGGGTCGCGGCCCCGGATGAAGAGTTCTGGATGCTCGGCAACAGCGCGAGCTATGGCGAGGTTAGTCTGTCGGCTTTCACGGGCGGCACACCTGGCCTCATGGGGTCGCATCTTATTTACGAAACCCTCTAGGCCATGTCGGTCATCGCGACCGAGGGTTTTGATATGTATAACGGCGTTCAGGCCAATATCGGCCTCAACGCCCGATGGACATCGGTCAATTCATTTTCGCCCCCCACCATGGTGACGGGCCGGTTTGGCGGCCAAGCGCTGTCTCTGCAGTCTCAATTCGCTTTTGGGAACTCGACCGCAGTCGCGCTGATGTTTCCCGGCAATCCCACGTCGATATCGTTTGGCTTCGCCTTTAAGCCGGTTCAGACGTCCAACCTCTCCCAGGTCGTCAATATCCTGAACAGCAGCCTCTCGGCTCTTTGCGGGATCGGTTTCAATGCGAGTGGCCAGCTCGTCGCCTATCAGGGCGCCGGTGGCACGACTTTGGGAACCAGCGTCGCGGCCGGCCTCGCGCCAGCGTCTACGTGGATTTACGTCGAGCTCGAAATCGTCCTGAGCGGATCCGCGGGCACGCTGAATGCCTATGTAAATGGACAGCAGGTCTTGGCGCTGACGGGCGTCAACACGGGATCGGGCGCCGCGGTCGCGATGCAGCTCGTTCTGCTCGCCCCCACGGCCACGACCTACACATGTGTGTGGGATGACATCTATACGACCAACGCGGCGACGAAGCTGGGCGAACAGCGGATTGAAACCCTGCGACCGGCGAGCAATTCGTCCGTTCAGTGGACGCCATCCAGCGGATCCAACTATGCGGACGTGAACGGAACCACGGTTTCGGGCACGACGTACGTCTCGACCGCGACCGTGGGCAATCTGGATTTGTATGGGATCGCCGCCCTGTCCGAGACGCCCAGCACGATATCGGCCGTCAATGTCGTGAGCTTCGCCGAAAAGACTGACGCCGGCCTGCGGGCTATCAACAATGCGATCAAATCGGGCTCCGTCGAGCAGGACGGAAGCGCGATCTATCTGGCCGGCTCGTTCGGACGCTTCGACAACATTCAGCTCACCGATCCTGCGACGTCCGCCGCGTGGACGGCCAGCGGGGTGAATGGGCTTCTGATCGGGCCGAAGCTGGCGGCCTGACGTGGCGCCCTTCACGGCCCAGAATTGGCCCAATCCGCACCGAGCGCCTCGCGTTCAGTCCGCGTTGCAGATCACCCAGGCGGCCATTCCGTTTGGAGTGCTGGCCGCTCGGGTAACATGGATCGGCGCCGAGGTTCTTCATCCCGGAATCCCGTCCGCAGAGGTAACGTGGATCGGGGCCGAAGTCCTGCACCCAGGTCTGCCGGCCGCCGAAGTTGCATGGATCGGCGTCGAGGTGCTGCACAGCATCGACGCCATCCCTTATGGCACTTTCCGGGGAGTCCAGCCGAATCCTATCGGCAAGCCCTACCCGCTCGCATTGCGAACGTGGTTGCAGGATTACGTCCGGTTTGAGCCGCCGGCGCCGTTCTTCTCGTCCGCTTTGGATATGCCGGCGCGCAGCCGATCTGCGCCTACGCCGCTGGTCGGATCGCTATTTTTGGGCCGGCTACCGAGTGGCGACGATATGCTCGTCTCAATCGCGTGGTAGAGTTCGCGCGGGATCAGTGGGGCGTCGCGGCGATGGTGGACATTTCGGAACCGCAGGAAGCGGCCGCAGAAGGGCGCCTGACCGATGCCGCGTCTTTGCCGCTGTATCTGCGCACGCCCTATGAGGGCGGCCCTGAACATGTCGTCGCTGCGGATCAATTTCAGATTAGCGTCAATTGCGCGCCGCGCACCCGGGCGCTGATTGCGCGCCTGCGGGCCGAACGCAGGGGCTCATGATCGTGGAAGTGTGGACCCTGGCGTTCTGGGGCGTGCTTGGCGGATTTGCTTATGCCGGCCCCCGGCTCCTTGTCGCGGTCACGTGGGAGCGCCTCGCAAAGCCCCTTGGCGAGTTTACACTGTCGCTGATCATCGCGCCGATCGGGGCCGCGGGGTTTACAATCCCCATCGCCCATGTGGTCCATCAGTCCAGCGTCGACGATCTTCGCGCGATCGCGGTCATCCTGGGGATGATTTCCAATCCGATCGCTCCCAGCTTGGTGTATCTTTTCGGCACCGCGATTGTGCGCCGCCTGGGCGGTGACAACATGAAAGAAGGACCCACACGATGACCCTGAATCATCTGACCGCTTGCGCTTTGGCCGTCGCTTCGATCACCATCGGCATTCGCCAAGTTCTGCTGTCCAATCAGAGTCCGCTGTGGCCGTGTGCGCCAAGATCCGTGCAGACCATGATGTTCTTTGTGTCCGTCACCTTGGCCGGCCTTGCGGCGCTCTTTGGGTGGCACCGCGGGGTCTATGCCGGTCAGGCCGCAGGACCCGTGGCGTTTACCGCGACGGTGATCGCCCTCTACAGCTGCGTTCTGCTGTTCAATGTCCTCGGCCAGCGCTTGCCGGCGCGGACCTGGACTCGGCTCAATCGCATCACCGAGCAGGCCCACCATCCTCATGGCCAGTGGCGAGCTCACGGTTAGGGCGACCTCTTGGTCTTCATCTGGTAACCGCATGGGTTACCACCTGGTAACCGCACACGAAAAAGGCCCCGGCGGTTAAACCGGGGCCTTTCCACGACTGGAATCTTCGGGGGGCCTAGAATGTCCAGTCGTAGGTCTGGGTCGCGCTTTCAGCGGTGGGCTCGCTGGAATCGTGTGCCGTGACGCTCACGACATAAGCCCCACCCGCTGTAGGGGTTCCCGTAATCATCAAAGTCGTGGCGTCGAAGGCTAGTCCATCGGGCAGCCCGTCCACCGTCACACTGACTGGCGCGACGCCCCCGGTCGCTTCCAGAGTAAGGCTATATGCGCTCCCCACGACCGGAGTGTCGGCGACGGCTGGACCTACGGTGAGGGGCGCGGCAGGCGGTGGCGATGCGGCTGTCACGGCCGCCTGGAGGCTGCTGGCGGCCTCTAGAAGTCCCGGCGCCAGCGCGCCCACGGCGGCATCAGAGTCGCCTTCCTGGTTGGCGAGGCTTTGGATCAGCGCGGCGGCGGCGTTCATGGCGTTGGTGGCGGCCGTTACCGCGGCCGTCAGGGCGGCCAGCCCTGGGGGTGTCGAGGCGGTCATGAAGGATCTCCCAAGGGCTATGATCTGGAGGACAACGACAGCGGCCAACAGGACGATAAGGTTATGGTGATCCACGCCCGGCCCCTTGGCTGCCAGATAAATGCTACCGGGAAATGGACAAATCTCCAATGGCTTGGGTTTAGACAGCAAAAAGGCCGCGCGACCCGCTCGCCGCGCGGCCTAATGTGGCCGACTCTTCGTGGCCCGAGCCTAGGAGTCGGCGACCTGCTCAGCCAAGCCGTCGTTGATCTGCTGGATCGACGCGGCGCTGGCCTGAATGCTGGCAAGCGTTTCAGCGGGCGGTGGCGTGCTGGTGTTTTCCAGCGCCGTGAGGACGCTCTGCGCAAGTTTGGTGGCGGACACCACCATACCGGCGATCGCGGCGCCCTCAGGGCCGGCCACGGCGGCCAGGGGGGCGATTTGCGTCACCACGTTGAGGACGCCCGAGAGCGACTGTTCAATCTGAGTCCAGTTCGTCGCCATGCAGGTTGCTCCTATTTGCTGGCTGCGTAGGTCGTCGGCGCCGCGGTTGTCGGCGCCGTGCATGTCGTGGGCGGCTTGCCCGCGCTGGCGGCCGATCCCACGCAGAGAAGATATTCGACCTCCGTAACCTCCTGCGCGAGCGTCGCGGAATCATTGGCCGCTACGGACGCCCGCGCGACCGCGAGATAGCCCGAACATGAATAGTTCGGCGCCGTGCCCGTGCATGTAAGGACTTGGCCCAGCAGACCCTTGACCCTGGCCTTGGTCGCCGGAGTCATCGTGGCCTCGTTGGCTAGGTACAGAGTCTGCAGCACGTCGTAGCCCTGTTCGATGACCTCTTCGGCCTTAGTGAGCGACGCCTGTGTGGACGATCCCGTGGTCACGGGCGTGTTCGTCGCGACTTTGCCAGCGAGCGTGGAAAGCTGAGCGCACCCGACGAGTGGCATAAAGGCGAAAAGGCCAAGCGCCGCGATCACGGCCGCGCTAGGTGGCCGGGGGCCCGTGATGAAGGCCTTAAGGTTGTTCTCAATGACCGTGACCGCGGGCGCGCCCATCCACGCCGCAAGGGTCTTCGCCGCGTTGGTGTTTTTGAAGAGGATCCACAGGACGGTGGCGAGGCCCAGCGCTGCGCCGATCCACGTGTCCGCGTCGCTTGGGTTCATCTTGCCGGCGTTGATCAGCAAAGTCGTCACGATCGCCATGATTAGCCGGATGAAGCTGGCGATGTTGAGCGGAAGGCTCGACGGAGCCTGAAAGACCGGAACGCCGGTCTCTTGGGTGTCAGACATTGGAAGTCCCCTCTGTGTGGTGATCCGCCGAAGCTAGACCGAGGGGCAGGCGGAAGGAAGAGCCCCAGGTAATTTGCACGCCAGACCATGTGTCGCCGATGTCCGGGTGATGCTTGCGCCAGAAGGCTTTGAGCTCGGTCCAGTTTCCGAATCCGTCGCCTGCGGCGAACCGCTGGAGTTCTTCCCAGCGTGACAGCTCTCCCAGATTGGTCACGGCCCGATTCCGTGCAAAGTCGAAGGTGATAGCTTCGACGCGCTCGCACGTCGCAAGTCCGATGAGCCGGCAGTGTTTGGTCCGCATCCCGGTATAGAGCTGAAGCGTCTCGCCGGGGCGCGTGTGGCGCTTCCGATCATTCCGGAGCGTCTGGCGCTTTCGGCCGGCCAGGATCGGATCGGCGAATTGCTTCTGAAAGCTATATGCCACCACGGCAAACCCCTACAGCTCTATGATCACGCCGCCGCTGACGAGGCGCTGGGCGACGATCTGCCAGACTCCAGAGCATGCCGCCTTGGTCGGAAGCGGCGCGTCATAGACGGCGCGCCTATACCCTTCGGATATGACGACGCGGATAAGCTTTAGTCTGCGCACCTCGTCCACATTGCGCCCAGGCCACCAAGCGCGCAGGTTTGCGTTCCTGTGGTGGCGCGCGCCGTGAAATCCCGCGCTGCGCGCTTGGCTATGGCTCGCGAGAAGGAAAAGCTCGTCCACGCGGCGTCCTCAGTTCGGCTTCTCGTCCGGCGCCGCCATCAGCGTCTCGGCGATTTGCTGGATATTCGGAAGCATGATCGTCATGAGATGACGCGGCGTGACCGGCGCCGACATATTTTCCACGTGCCATCGCACGACCGCAAAGAGAGCGCCCGACGCGATGACGCCCACGTCCATGCCGCGATTACGTGCATCGGCCATCAGTGTGGTCAGGCCGATATCGACAGCCTTGGCCTGGGCGGCGATTTGGGGCGCCGTTTCCCTCCGCTCGCACTCATCCACCGTAGGCCTCGAATTCTGCGGCGATGACATCCTTCTCGTCATCGGTGAGGCGCACATATTGGGCCGCGCGAACGAGCGCTCGATAATGTTTCTGGGCCTCCTCGGGCGGCGGCTCGCACAGCAGATAGATTCGCGCATAGACCGGATCTTCGCTGGGTTTTACGGGGTCGCTGATTTCGCGCGTGCGGCGGAAGGCGGCCAGCAGGAGCGGCTTGATCGCGTCCGGATCGGCGTTGTTGTCGACCTGCCATTTCCGAACCTGAGTCACCATGGGTTTGATGTCGAGCCAGGAGCCGGCTTTTGACACGCGATCCAGGAAGGCGGCGGCGCTGTTTTTGAATGCCTCGGTTTCGTGGGGCTTGACGGGAACATCGCCATTGATCGGCATATGGTGATCCTCAAGCGCCTCATCGACGGTTTGGTAGTCGGCTGGTTGCTCCAACTCAGAGTCGATTGGCTCGGCTTCGTGATCCTGCACGATCACATATTGTTTTCCGACAATCTCAACGCGGGCATCCGCCAGCGACGTTTCGGCATTTTTGGCCGCCTGAACGAGAGCTTCGCGCTCGGCCTCCTGGATTTCAAACCCCGCCTCGCCATTTGGCGACGCTGCGGAGGGCGCTTTCTGGCCAGAGGTTTCCACCGCTGAAGGCGTGGACGCATCGGTGGCAGATTCCGGCGTAGGTTTGGCTTTGTCCGCAATCGGGGCAGCGCTGGCCCGCTGGCGCGTCGCCTGCGGCTTTGGGGGCGCCGGCTCCTTCGGCGCATCGCCAAACGCGGCGTCCAGACCCCGCCTGCCGATTGGCTCTCGGATCTGGGCCAGCAGTTCCTCCAGGGTCGCCTCGCCATCCCGGATGGAATTGAAGAGGCCAGCGCCCGTGTGCATCAGGTCAACGCTGATATCTTCAAGGCCATTCACGCCCAGCAGGGTGAACACATCGGCTTGGCTGACGCCCGCCTCCTTGAACATCGCGATCATCTGCGAGCGCCGCGCGACCAGCGTCGTGGCGTCGCCGCGGCCAGCTCGATAGGCCTTGGCGTAACCATTTCCCCAGACCGCCTTTGGTACGCCCGCCAGGATGGCGTTCCGCAGCGCGATTGACGCGGCCGCGTTGGCCGTCGTGGCGATAAGGTGCTGGGGAAACCGCACGCCCTTGGAGCTCACGATCGGCCGTCTAACCGACTTGGCCCACGCGACATTCGTCTCAAGGTCGTGGAAAATGCCCGTGGCCTCCACGTCATCCTTGGTGACATCCGTCTGGCGCGAGGCCACGCGGGCGTTGCCCCATGACGCCAGAACGATCTCGGCAAAGCGCGCGCTCGGGCCCTCAATGAACGAATCGACCTGCTTGCGCGCCACCTCGTCCCAGACCTTTTGGGGCCGGCGATAGACGCATGAGAGCGCCGTTTCGGCGTCCAGGGTCGCGAGGGTTTCGACAGCCCGCTGAACCTTGGTCATTGACCGCGGGTGACGCAGCGCGGTTTCAATCTGGATGTCAATTTCGGCCCGCGTCAGGCCGCCGATCAAGGCGCCGTCGGTAACGAGAGACGGAAGCTTATCCTCGTCCATCACCTCGCCGCTGCGGACCGTCTGGCCCCTATAGACCTCTTCTTCACTCAACGGCATTTGCTTGACCTTTACGGGCTCGGGACAGGGTGGTTTTGACGGACGACTCGGCGATCCATTGGACGCCGGGAATGGCTGGGGGCGAATCCACGCGAGCCGCCCGAACCAGCATGACGTCCAGCTCGCGCTCGGTGAAATGGGGGCCAGACGGTCCGAGCGACTCGCGCAGCACGATGAGACTTAGGACGCGAGGCGACCAGGATTCTTTGACTTTGATCGACCCGCCAGCCTGGGAGGCGCGAGGCAGCGGCGCCGGGGCGATCGCATGTTCTTCGGCTTGCTCGGCTTGATGCTGGGCCACGCGGGCGGCCTTGGCGGCCTCTTCCGCAGCGATCTGGGCGGCCTGCTCGCTTTCGTAGGTCTCGCGGAGCCGATTTTCCTCGCTGGCCGCCGGAAACGCTACCACGTTTTCGCCCGCAGGCTCCGGCGCCGGCGCGGGCTTACGCAGGGACTCTTCGGCGCCCTGCCGCGCCTTCCGGGCCGCTTCCTCGGCGTCGCGCGCGGCCTGAGCCGCCTGTTCGGCGGCGCGAGCTTCTTCTCGGGCTCGCGCGGCCGCTGCGGCGCGCGCGGCTTCCTCGGCGCGTCGACGGCCCTGCAGCCACGCGTTTGCCTTGGCGGTCGTCTGATCCATGCTGGCCTTTGCCAGAGCCTTGATGTCGTTGAACCAGCCGTCGATCCATTTCTCGCGCTCAAGATACGGCGCCTTGACCATGACGCGTGTCCGCTCGGCGTCTTGAGCGAGACGGCCGCATTTGACCGCAAACGCCGTGATGGCATCGACGTGCGCCTGCGACGTCACCTCCTTGGGCAGCTTTCGGCGCTCGCGCTCAAGATCTGCATATGCGGTCGGCAGCTGGGCGTAGGTTTCTTCCAGCTTCGCGATGAAGATTTCTTGATCCGTGGGCGGCTGATTGTGGCCGATGCCGGCGGCGTCGCTCATGGCTGCGTGTCCGTCTTGGCCTATGAGTCGGAAGGATATGGACAAAGCGCCTTGATGATTTGTTGGACGGCTCTGTCGATCTCCGACTCGTAAATGGTCATGGCTTGTGGATTGTCTTCTGGGCTTGTGCGATCAGGCAGTTCCGCAATGAATTGACCTAGGGCGATAGCCGCCCGCTCCACCGCAGCCTCATCCGGCCAAGCATCCGCGCTCATTGGTCGGGGTCCTTGGTGAGGGAGGCGAGGGCTGCTTTGACGCATTGGGGCGCATCTTCGTCTTCACTGTCTTCAAACCCACGCCAATAGGCGTCGATCATACCCTGGAGCTCTCTTTCCAACGCCTCAATCCTCGCGGCCTGGGTGCGGATGAGGGCGGCGGCAAACACATCCCTCTTTCGGGACACGCAAGCCTCCATTGCGCTTACCCATTGCTCTTGTTCTGGTGTCAGGCTCATCTTCCCGCCTCTTGCTCACGACGTGCGGCGGTGAGGAGGGCCATAAGGTCAGAGCCAGACAGGAGGCCGTAAAACCAATTAGGGTTCACGCGCTTTTCCACCCTCGCCAGCAGGGCTTCGTGTTCGGGGGTCATATGCTCGCCACCTCCGCTTTGGCGCGCTCGTCATCCGCATATGCGCCAGCATCGACCGGCACTTCGTCGGCGATCCACGCCGGCATGACGACGCGATTGGTCTCGGTGTCGGCCGTGTAGTGGAGCGCCTCGACCGAGGCCCAGGGCGTATGAAGACCAAATCTCGCCACCGCGTCCCGATAGAACGTGATCGCCTTATGCAACTTGTTGCGGCCATAGAGATGGATCGGCGCGGGACGCAAATCGCCCCCTTCCCCGATTTCCCACGTGTCATCCCAAAGCGGAAAGATCACCGGCGCCTGGCCCTTAGGGTCCGGCTTCTGATAGACCAGCCATAGCCAATCCCACGTCGGATTCTCGTCGGCGATCTTTTCCAGATAGCGCCGCTCCTCCAGCGAGCCGCCGAACAGCGCGCCCTCGCGAACGAGCCGATAAGCGTGTTCCCTGCCCTCGTGGTAGTCCGCGCGCTGGATATCCCAGCCATTGCGCGCCAGCACCTCGCCGACCTCATAAGTCAACGGTCGGCCACCCCAATTGCCCAGAGATTTGAGATCCATGGTCAGGGCCGGAAACATCCGGTCAAACCGCCAACGGCGCCGAATGCCGCCCACGGTGGCAAAAACCGACACCTCGACCAAGGGAGTCGATTCCGTCTCGACCAGCAGGCGCCGGATATGGGCGTTGTCGGCGCGCTCCGGATCGACGGCGATTTCTTGCATGAGGCGCAGCATGCGGTCGTCGTGCGCCGTCACGATCGGGCGTTCGCCGGCCTCGGCCAGGAAGGCCGCCTCAATGTTCGGCCAGCAGGGAACCTCGGGAAGATTCTCGCGCATCTCGCGCGCCCACTGTGATTTGTCGAAGCCCGATGTGCCCTTGAGATCAAAGCCTGCCTTTGCCATGGCGAGCTGCATGTCTTTCACGGTCTTGACCAAGCCCTCAAAATCATCCGGATCGGGCTGCACCGCGAAGGCCCGGCGATAGGCGTCCAGGCCCTCCAGCATGATCGAATGCAGCGCCGACCCGTAGTTCAGGGCCTGGGACTTCTCGCGCTTACGGTGTGGATTGTAGGGCGACGACCACCACCACCCGAGTTTCCTCTTGTGGATTTTCATCCAATCGGACGACCCGCGGCATTCCTGGCGAAAGTACGTTTCGGCTGGCAGCCCCAGATAGACGCCATCGGCCAAAGGCGCGTCAAAAAGCGGCTCAGTCATCGGTCAGCTCGCGCGCCGCGATTTGCGCCTGAGCCCACAAGCGATTCGCCTCGGTCAAATGGCTTGGGTGAACGAACACGTTGCGCCCGCGACGCTCAAATTGAACCACGACATCCTTGTCGAGGATGCGGACCGTCGTCGTGATCGTCCTCCGGCCCGTCGCGTGATTGCGATAGCCGCCGAGCGCCTCCCAGCGCCGGACAGCCTCCTCCGATCCCCAGCAGGCGCTCGGCGCCTCGCTGTACAAGAACTTCATGATGTCGAGCGCGCATGGCAGCGTCGTGTCGTCGAGCTGCTTGAGCACATCAAACACTTGGCCATTCGCAATAAGACCGCGAAGGCCCGCGCCGGTCGGAACGCCATCGTCGACATATCGGACAAGTCCAGGACGCAGATGCGCCGGAACAGCCGACCATGCGGCTTGTCGCCATTTGTATTTAGGCCCTAACAGCCCTGCGGTGTCCATAATTGGCCTTCCCGATTGCGAGATCACATTAAGCCGAGCGATTTTTGCCGCGCAAGGGTTTTTTGCGTTCCGTTTTCGCTTTTATTATTATCGCGCGCTGTTATTGATTCGGCATGGCGTGTCGAACCCATGCAGATGTCATCGCGCTTTGGCCTTCAAAAGCCGAGTTCGCCCGGGCCATCGGCACGACAGGCCCGAACGTCACCATGATGGCGCGCCAGGGCATACCGCCCAAGCACTTCCAGGCCGTGGTCGATGCTGTCGCGAAAGCCGGATTTCCACCGATCACCTATGCGGAACTCACCCAAATGAAGAGGGAAAAAGATGACTGAGACCGAGGCGACCGGCGTTGGCCACAACAGCGAGGCCATGCAAGCGTCGCTCCATCAGCACATGGCCGAATTCCGGATGCACAGATCCCGGCTCGCGCAGGCGAATGAGGGCCTCAAGGCGCTCAAAAAGGCGTTCAAGCAGGCCCGGAACGTCGCGAAAGCGGACGGGTGGCTCCTCAAGGTGTTGGACGCTGCGCTGGACGTTGAGGACAACAACGATAGGGACGCGGCCGCCGAGGCTGAGCAGCGCCGGTTTGTCTTTGAGGTTCTGGCTCTCCCCCTGGGTCTCAAGAACGGCGAACTGTTTGGCGACAACGCCGACCCTGGCGAGGCTGTCGCGTACTGGCACAAGCAGGGGTACAGCGCGGGCCTCCGCAACGATGAGGCTTCGCCGCCAAAGAAGGTGCCACCGGATCACCATCAGGATTGGCTGCGGGGACGTTCGGAAGGCGTTGAGCGCGCACTGTGGGCCGCCGCGGCGCGCGGCGTCAATGTCGAACGCAAGGAGCCGACCGAGGCGGCGGATGACCCGCTTCTGAATTGATGATGATCACGGGCTGGGATCTGTCGCCTGGCCTTTGCGGGTGGTGCGCCGGCACGGGGGAGACCGTGCCGCGCGCGTCCGCGTTTGAGCTTCTCGAAAAGCATGATCTGGGGGCGCTCGGCTGCGAATTTCAGCGCCATGTCCTCATGGTCCACGCGGCCTATCCATCCACCCATTGGTTCGTCGAGCAGCCGCTTTTGCTGCCGCGCGACAGGCGCCACGATCTGCAGCGAACCTATGGGATCACATTCCTCTTGCTCACGCTCGGCGCCAAGCTGGGCATCGCCTGCGACGCCGTGGAGGTCGGCACCGTCAAGCGCGAGTTTGCCGGCCGCGGCGCCTCAAAGGCGGACATGGTGCGGATCGCCGAGCGCCTTGGAATTGATCTCCCGACAAAGGGCCGCAAGGATGCGGCGGACGCATCTGGTGTGTGGAAGGTCGGACTTCGGCTTGTGCGGTCGCCTCATCTGGGGCGATGGGACAAGGCCGTTTATCAGGGTCAGGGACGGATTCTCTAGGGGGTGAGCATGACGTCGATAGTCGAATGGACTGACGCTCTGGTGGCCCACGTCACCAAGGCGTGGAACGACGGTTTGAGCGCGGGCGCTATCGCCAGACAGCTGGGCGCGCCGGTCACGCGCAACATGATCCTCGCCAAGGTGCATCGCCTGGGTCTAAGACGCGCCCAACCCCGTGTTTTGCAAATCCCCGCGGCTGAAAAGATCGTCGCCAAGACGCCACCCAAACCCAAGTCCGCGCCTGAAACGCCCGCAGAGCGGCCGCCCGAAAGCATGAAGAGCGCTGGCGGAAAAACGATTCCCCTCGACCGAGCGCCGATCTGCGAGGTCGTCAAGATTGAGTTCGCTCCGACGCACGGCTGCAAGTGGCCGTCTGGCGACCCAGGCAAGCAAGGATTCTCGTTCTGCGGCGAGCGCGTCCATGTCGGGCCCTCAGCCGGCGGACCCGTGAAGTTTTGGCCCTATTGCCTGGGCCACTGCCAAATCGCCTATGCGAAGTTCGGCAAAGCGCCAGAGCCCAAGCGAGCCAACGCGCGCGAGAGGGACACCGCGCGGCGCTACGGCTGATCCATCCGGACCGCAAAACTGGCGCGCCACTCGGCATTTGGGGCAGCGCTGACCCTGAGATACCACGGCGCCGTCTTGACCACATAAGCGATCACTGAGGGCCATATGCGGGTATCGTGGCACTCGGGCTCAGGGCCCCACTTTTCATCCCAGCCAAAACGTCGGCGCTTTTCGATCCATTCGAGTTGCTGCGCGACTCCGGGCCGATGCCATGAGCCGCCCCATAGCAAGGGCGTCCCGCCCGGGGGCACGGCAAATGTCACGCCCCGGTATTCGACCTCGGTGATTGGCCACGTGAGCACTGAGGCCGCGATAGCGGATAGATTGCGCCTCGCATCCATCAGCGGTGCGGCCAGCGCGAGGATCTGGCCTGGCGTCGGGTAAAAACTCGACGTGCCCTCGCGCCATTGCCGGCAGGCGTCGCGGAAAATATCCGGCGGAATGTGCCCGCACGATTCAACCCATCCCGCGACCCATATCTTCGCTTCCCCCGGCGAAAAGGTCTTCGTGGGGTAATAGAGGGCTAGGCTTTCGAGGTGGGCCGCGATCACTTGGCTCGACGATCCCGCGTTGAGATCCAGGATGGTCTGACAGAGCGATAACAGTTCCGCCCGCTCTGTCGGGTCGTCCGGAAGCAAATTCGTCGTCGCGTCCATCTTCGCGAATAAGATCCATCCAGGCGCTTCGACGCGCGTGGGTAGCGGCGTCTCGACGGTCGGCCGCGGAGTTACCGTGGCGGGAACCTGTGGCATTCGTGGTCTCCTGTGGTGAGGCTCTGATCAGCCATGATTTCGCGACGCTGTTCCATTTGCTGCGCGGCGATCTAAATTCGTGCAGTCGGATTTGCTGGAGTTCGTCGGCGATCCGCTGATCGCTGAGCCCTCGTTTTCGTCCCTCGTCCCAGACCTCCGATGAGAAAACCCAATCCTCCGGACAGCATCGCGACCCGACTGATTTTTGCTTCGTCGCCCCGGGTGGGAGGGAGGGAAAGAGGGGAGTTTGGGGGATTATAGGGGGGTTATCGGAAGGGGGTTCGGGGGAAACCCTAAGGGGGGAAACCAGGGGGCCAGAGGGGAGAACGGGAGGGAGGGAGGGAGCGTTAATTTCGGCGTTACGCGTAACGCTTCGTGATTGAATTTCGCGCTTCTTTTCCCGGTAGCGAGCTTGCCGAACAGCGTTCTTTGATTTGCGCGGCTCGTCAGCCAAAAGCTCCAGAATTTCAATCGCCTGTTGCAGAGTAAAACCCATTTCACTCATTCGTTTCAGAGCCGCCACGGTCATATGAAAACCCCCACAGGCAACGGTTCGGCGTTACGCAACGCGTTGTGCGACATCTCCACCCAAGCCTCGGTCGTCGCAGCTCGGGACCCTTCCCGCACCTTGCCGAAGATCATCTCCATGGCCTTTGAATTCAGGCGCGAACTCCAGTCCGCCCAGGCCAAATCTTCCTTGCTTCCCGGCGCGGCGTCTCTGGGTGGCGCCGTCTCTTGCGCGGCGTAGTGCGCTTTTTGGAACGGGAAGATCACCACATCGGCGTTTTCCTCCCAGCCACCGCTGTCCTTCAAATCCTCCAGGCGCGGGCGCTTGTCGTCTCGCTGCTCAACGCCGCGGGAAAGCTGCAAGAGCACGATCACCGGGCAATCGGCCTTTTCCGCTAGGTCGTGGACCGCCACCGCGACCTCGGTCTGGGCCTCGTATCGAGAGCCGGATTTTCCCTCAGGCGCCACAAGGCCGGCGTGGTCGATGATGATCAGAAACCGCTTGAGACCCTGAGCGCGCCAGAGCGCAAACTGGCGCTTGGCCATCTGGAGAATTTCCGAAACCTTGGTTCCGGAGCGCTTCTTGATGGCGATCGGCCAGCCGGTCATTTCGGCGCGCGCGTGGTCCATCATGGCGCGCTGTTCGACCGTCACGCGCCGGTTTCGGATATCCCGATAGCTCGGGAATTTCTCGCCATAGAGCGCGAATCCCACGTCGGCCATGAACCGGCGGCTCATCTGGCCGGGCGACATTTCACCATTGACCAGCAAGACCCCGGCGGGATCGGCCACGATTTGACCGGGGCGCCATTGGGTCGCGTCGGGATCAAAAGCGGCCGCAGTCTCACGCTCGGCCCACCAACTCGGCGCCGCGACCCGCAGGGCGATATTCTGCGCGAGGGCGGTTTTGCCCATGCTCGGGCGCGCGGCGATCATGTAGTTTTCGTGCGGAAGCATGTCGCCAACCACGGATTGGATGGCCTGCAGACCCCACGGAATGCCGCGGTGAATTGAGCGGTCGTCCACGTAGGAAATGACATCCGCCACCGCGTCGTCGAGTCCCGTGGGTTCAAGCACGCGGGATCTGGCCAATGTGGCAATTTCCGATTGCAGCGCTTCCAGGATTTTGCCGCTGGAAATGCTTGATCCCGTGCCGGCGTCGCCATCTCGCGCGTGCTGGGTGACGATAGCGGCCAGTTCTATGAGGCGTCGCCGGTTGGAAAGTTCGGCGATCTGGTCCGCATACTCGCCGACATGGTGGCCGCCAGGCGCTTTGTCGACCAAATCAGCCAGAAACTTGACGCCGCCCAGATCGCGCAAGCCCAGATCCGCCCGCATGAGCTCGGCGACCAGAACCGGCTCAACCGCATCGCCATCGCGCGCCAGGGATTCAATCTTGGCGAAGATTCGGCCGTGGACGGGTTCCCAGAAATGCCGAGCCTCAACGCGGCCGGCGACATCAAAGAAGCGCTCGGGCTCGTAAAGCAGGACGCCGAGGAGAGCGTGTTCAAGTTCCAGATTCATCGGCCCGGGTGTCTGCGCATCGCCTATAGGCGTGAGATCAAGCTGCGGCACTAACCCCATGGGAGGTTGTCTTTCCGGCTCAGGTCTCTAAAATCATGCATGCGCAACAGGGCCCTTTCGTCCTTCGGGACGAGGTTGTCGGGCCTTCCCTTTGAGGGCCCTGGCCGGGTGTGGTGGTGTGGTGACCGCCCCCCGGCTGCGCTGTTACTCTAGATCAGCGCGAAACGATTTCGCAAGATGGTCGTTCGCGCGCGCGGTGGCGCTGAGCCGCAGAACGAATCTTGAACCCACTAGATGCGGTGTGTCTGTTCGCGATTCGGACGCCAGGGATTGAATCTGGCGGCTCAAGATTTTTTCGGGGATTTGTTGGGCTTGGGTTTCTTGAGCAGCGATCCAGGCGCGGGTCGCGTGGGCCCGATCTGGGGTTTCAGGCGCGGCCGTGACTCAGTGCGGGGCAGTTTTGCCATTCGACTCACCGTGGCCACGGACATTCGCGCCATAATACCGCACTAGCGAAGCCCCCGGCTTTGAAACTTTCGAGACGGACCGAAGGGCCGCGATCCAATGCGCGACGCGGGCCTGGGTGCGGCCATCTGGCGCTGTCGGTGCACCTTCGCGCGCTCAAATGCCTCTTGCTTGGTCTTGGCGAGGTGACAGGCCTTACACCACAGCGCCAAATTGCTCGGCCCAAAATAGGCGCGCCGCGCGTCGTCGGGCAGGTGCTCGACGAGCCAAAGCGGGATCTGATGCTCAATCTCAAGGGCGTTGCACCCGCCGCAATTGCGACAGGCTGGCCCATCGCGCTTCATGAGATATTCGCGCTGCCGGCGGGGCGACGTGTGAAGCAGGTATTCCGCGCGGCATTCCGGGTGCCATCGACTCAGGCCGTTCGTACCATCGCCACACCAGAGGCAGAATTCCGGCCCCTGGCTGGCGTGGCGCGGCATGGGGAACCGACGGACGTTCATTGCGGCCGGCCCGCTCCAGGGATGCGCTCTGCGGCCTGCGCGGCCAGTTCGGCGGACACATACACCCCGGCGCCCGGCACCGGCCGCGCGTCCATGTCCCACCCGTCCTCAGTGCGCTCCCACCTGGTCCAGGCCAAAGTGTAGCCGCCGAACATGCAGTGCGGCTCTAACTTCCATTGCGTGACAAGGCGGCCTTGTTCCCAATGGCTCACGGCGGCGCATCCAAATAAGCGAGGCGCGCCGCATAGCCGAAATCGCGGCCGCCGTCGACGCGCCCAAACAGATCGGGCGCCCAGGCCAAGCATGATCGCGCGGCCTTAAGATACCGATGGCGCAACGGGCCGCCTGGGCTAAGGCAGCGGAACCGCGGCGGTTCGCTATCATCGCGCAAGAGGGCATAGAGCTTCTCGGACCAGAAGCGGCAATCTTCGCAGGTCCTGGCCATTAGTAGCCCTTCACCTTCAACGCTCGATCCAGCAGCATTTCCGCGACCGTGTTCAGCGATTGGTCCGCAAACAGCTCGGCGTGGCAAGCTTTGAGCCGCTCGCGCAGGGAAGTCTCCATGCGAAGAGGGAACTGGACGCGCGGAACCGCGCGCTTATGAGCCGGCATTGGGTGACTCCCATACGTCCTCCGGATCGTCCGGGTTGAATTCCTCCGACGGGATATCCTCGCCGCAGTCCGCGCAGTAGGACGTCACCAAGAGCATGGTCTCCGTGGCGACGTCGAATGCCGCCGAGGCGTCCCATTGCACCTGTTCGAATCCACATTCCGGACACCGAAACGCGCAGCGCTTCGTGATCGTGGCCTCGTGATTGAGGCCCGAGCCGCTCACTTGATCCATGCTCATGCCGAAACCTTTAGGCCCACAAGCTTCTCAAATTCGGGCGTCAAATCGCCGTCATCCGTGAAAACCTGGATTTCATCTTCGGAAAGATCATCCATGCGGATCGCATAGAGTGGCCATGCGTCCCGCGAATTAAGCGGCCGCTCCAGAACGAAAGCCGCTTTCCCAACCATCAGCCAAAGCGAGTCCACGCTGATCGCGCCTGAATTCGCGTTTTGGACGATCTCAAACGGCGCGCCCTCTTCTTGCTGGACGAGTTCTGCTTTACCGCGTGCGCGGGCCTCAAGTTCTACCAGAGCCGGCCGAGGCATTTCAAAAGACTCGCTTCATTGAACAAATCGCGCGGCATGACCCGCACATACGGAGGACAGCGGCTCACGACGCCAACTCGCGCGCCAGCTCGCCGGCTCGCGCCCACGCTTTTCCGGCGCGATCAAACCCTGCGCCCCAGGGTCGGAACGGCTCGCTTTCGCGTCCGACATACCAGCGCCCGAGGCGATTATCAGTCGTGCCGACAAATTCGCCTTGCCGGATATAGAAGCCTGCTGCCTGGGCGATCTCTTTGTCCGTCACGGCGTCACCTCGCCACCGTCGGCCAGCCGCACATGAGGCCAGAGGCCGCCGCCGGCGCCATAGGGATAGAACGTCGCGCCGTATAACGATGCGACGAGCTGGCCGCCAGCAACCAAGCGCCTGCGTCGAACGTCGCGCGCATCGCCGTTATCCGGATCGTTGCAATCCGCTTCGTTAAGCCGCTTGATCGCATTGGCGATACGAGACAGCTCCGCAGCGTCGCGCACGACCTTGATGGACTCGCGCATTGGGCAGTCTGGCTTGAGATTGGCCGCGACGCGAACAATGTCCAGAGTGATCTTAGGGTCTTTCATCGTGATTGCTCCTATCGGCGCCCGTCATCGGGCCATGAAACATGATAGCACTATTCAGCGTGTCGCCAAGCGGGATTAGTCGGTTTTTGAACTATTAGCGCCGCGCGTCCGCATCAACGCAGGATGCAGCTTCCGAGCCGCCCAGATAACGCCTTGCTGCATGCGCCGCCCGTTGGCGAGACTGAACCCGCGATCAAGGGCGGCCGCGAGGTACGAGTCCGACAAGGCATAGATGGCCCTCGCGTCGTGGCATTCCTGCAGAAAGAGCGGAATCGCGCGGCCCATCTGGCGAGTCCATCGGCGATGCGCGCGGCGCTCAGCCGTTTCGGGCATGTGATGGATCTGGCAATATCCGCGCTCCAGAGCGAAGGCATGCGCGGCGTCGGAGCTCGGAAAGCGGCGCTTGTCGTGGTCGCCTGGCCCGCGGTCCCGCCAGACATTGAGAATGGCCCCGTCGATACCGTGGCCGCTATGGCTGGAAACGTGCCAGACATCACGCGTGCAGACGCTCATGACATGAGCCCCAAGGCCCGCATGCTGGCGATTCCATCGCGGCCGACCACGATATGATCATGCGTGGAGATGCCCAGCGCGCGGCAAGCCAAGAGCACCTTGTCCGTGATTTGAACATCAGCCGCCGAGGGCGTCGGATCGCCAGAAGGGTGATTATGCGCCAGGATGATGGCGCTCGCGTCCAACTCCAGAGCGCGGCGCGCCACCTCGCGCGGATAGACCGGGGCATGGTCAACGGTGCCCTCGCTCATGATCTCATCGGCGATCAGCTGATTGCGCTTATCCAGGAAGAAAACGCGGAATTGTTCGCGCGTCGCGCCGGCCATGGCCTCGCGCGCATAGGCGAGCAGCCCAGCCCATCCCGTGATTTGAGTCCTCTTGCGGACATAGGGAGCGCCGACCTCGCTCACGCCCGTGACCGGCTCCAGCATGCGCCGCACAACGGCTTCCCGCTGGGAAGACGACAACATGGCGAGGCCATCGGCGCCATGCTCACGCAAGATGTTGATCGCGGCGACTTCGACGCCCAGATTCTCGACGGAAAGGGCCGGGGCCGGGGCATGCGCCGCGTTATGCGTCGCGACCGCATTGGCTGCAGGCTGGCCTAGATCGTCGCTGAAAAGGTCACGGGTCATAGTCTTGCTCTCCTATCGGCGCCCTGGCGGGGCTGATGAATGTTGATAGCACTATTCACGCGACACGCCAACGATAAGCGGAATCAATCGTTTACAGTTTTAAGCATTTCCGAACGGTCCGCGTTTTCAGCTGCGCGAACCAAGGCGCACAGATCCGCCATGGCTCTTTCAGCGGATTGCCGATCATTCCGCGCCATGGCGAGTCCCTCCTGGAAGCCCCGCCAATAGGTCGCATCCCAGCGATCCCAGCCATAGGACCGGCACCCAGACGAGCCGCGCAACAATCCCTCTGCGTAGCGATCGGCTGCAGGCGAGATAGGATTTCGCTCCTTCATACCGAGGCCCCCAGCTCAGCGAGCAATTCAGCGTCTGACATGGTTTCGCCTCCACCATTCTCGCAATTCCACGCGGCGATCTGGGCGAAACACGCCTTGCGGTGCGCCCTCGCGCGGCGTTTCTGCGATGGCGTGCCCATCGCCGCGATTATGTCGCATCGCTCCAGATCGCGCGCTATAGCCTGCTCCGTTTCATGCCGCGGATTTGGAGTTGATAGCAGTTTCGCGGATTGGCCGACCGAGGCCACTTGATCGGCCCCATTCATGACGCACGCCCAGCCTGATAAGCGGCCTCTTCGGCGAATTCGCGCAAAAACCGTTCGCGCAAATCAAGCGCGGCGATCATGGCGATAGGCTTCAGATGCGCCGCAATCGCCGTCCAGGCCCGCGCCCCTTCCGTGCGCACAAGGCGCCGTTGATAGGCTTCAAGCAACCTCGCCCAATCGCCGATTGGCGCAGCGCGCGACGCTAACCCCATGAAACGGCGATATAAAAGCCCCTCATTTCGCGCGCACAGAATGAGCGTTTCGGCGGCCTCAATGCGCAGAGCGTCTATGTTCTCAGACGGCGCGACCGAGGCCAGACCAACAGCAACTCCCTGTGCGTCACGCCCTCCAACCCATTCAACCCCTATCCGCTCTATCGCCTCATGTGCTTCAGCCAACTCCATCAGTTCAGCGATAACGCCCGCCAAGTCCTCGCCCGTCTCGCAGACGCGCTTTTCGCGCGACCGCCCAAACCGCTCATATCTGATTGTGATCATTGGCTTTTAGCTCCTTGTCGGCGCCCAGAATTGGGCCTGAAACGCAATATATCGCAGAGACAGAGGCGCGTCCGAAATATCGTTTAGAATTTTATCGTAAACTGCGTTCAACCCCGAAAACGCGTCGCCAAATCGAAGAAACGCGCGCGCGGCGCCATACAAACCGCAAGGGGAAGTGTCGCCAAAACCGGGGTTGAGACTTTTGGAGTCGCGCATTGTGTTAAAAATCGCGTGTTTTCGGCCCATTTGGGGGCGAGAGGCGGCGCCGAGGGCGAAAACCAGGCTTTTGACGCTCATGCGGCGAGATTACGCGCAGCACGGTCACGAAAACCGCAAATCCGGGCCACTGGCGGCGATTTAAGACCTAGAACCCCATGACAGGGGTGTTGAGAAACGAAAAAGCCGCCACGCGCGTTCTAGTGACGCGTAGCGGCGATGTTTCGAGATGGGCGAATATGTCAGATTAGGGCCTAATTTGCAGAGGCATTCCGAAGCGCGGTTTCAATCCGGAGGATATCGCCCCGCATGGCGGCGAAGAGATCGGCCAGAGATTGCGCCCGATCCGGATTGATCCGCTTCACAGCGACGACCTGATTGTCGACGGCCGACGCGGTTAGCAGGGCTGTCACGCGTCGGACCGTGGCTTCAAACCCTTGCGCCAGACGTTTGGTTGACTCCGGAATTTCATCGGTAAAGCCGAAGGCGTCGAGCTGACTCGACTCGGCTTCCAGATCCGCGCGGCGGCTTTTGAGCTCCAGAGACGTTTTGACGCGTCCGGCCCGGATATCATCAAACAGACGGTCTTGGTCGCGCGAATCCAACTTGGACATTTCCAGGGCTTGTTCGGCCGAGATCTGGCCGGATCGCGCCAAGGCCTGATATTCATCGCGCAGCTGTAGCAGTGAGACGCGCCACTTGATCCGGAAGGGCGCGACGCCGAGCTGTTTGGCCAGCTCGTCGACGGTCAATCCCATGGTCAAGCAACGCTGATAGGCGACCGCCTCTTCAATTAGGTTCACGTCGCGTCGCATGGCGTTTTCAATGATCGCCTGCAGCATGACGGTTCGGTCATCCATATCTTGCACAAGGCAGGGAATGGATTCGCAGCCCAAGAGTCCGTGCGCCCGGAAGCGACGCTCGCCCGCTACGATCATATATCCATCGCCGCGCGGTGTGACGGTTATGGGCTGAATCAGGCCTTGTGCGGCAATGGAGTCCGCCAGATCACGCAAAGCGTCCGGATCAAACGTCTGGCGAGGTTGATCAGGATTTCCATAGATGAGGCGGAGGGAAATATGCTCGATCTGGGCGCTGCTCATGACGCGCCCCCGATCACGCCACGAACCGCCAGCATGCCGACGACTCGAGTCGTCCAGGTGTCCCAATCGCGGGCGCCGGGGCCATTGTGGGCCGCCGTCATCATCCCGCACTGGCCAGCTAATCCTAGCTTCTCGGTTAGCGCTTTGCGCTCACGGCGGCTGAGCTCATGCAGCGCGGCGATCGCCAGCATGGGAACGGATGACGTGACGCGCGGCGGCTGATCACGCGGAAGCGCGACGGCGGATAGTCCTATCGGCGTCAAATGTGTAGTCATGTGATCGACTCCTATCGGCGCCCAGAATTGGGCTGAGGTCACAATAGCAGATAGCAACCCTTGCTCCACGCATATCGCTTACAATTTGAAGCGTTTAGCGCGCGTGGCGCGGTCTGGGCGCACGGGGTCTCGACCGTCGGTCTGGGCGTGGGTTAGACGGCCCAGGAAGGCGACGCGCCGCGTTAGTCGCAGGCGCTCGCACGATGCGAGATATCAGGCCAGGCGGCCGCCAGGCAGACCGCATAAGCACTCCCAGCGATGGGAGCCGTTTCCCGAAGGGGCGCCATTTTTCGGGCCGCGTTTAGACGCCCACACATCCCCCAAAAACAAAACACTTTGATCTGCTGATCGTCCTCAAGGCGCTCAATATCGCTCATGCGGGGGGTTTTATGCGCGAGAAGGGGGTGAATATCTGGCCGTCGACAGTGCTTACCGGCTCAGAAAAGGCCCCTGGGGTCGAAAACGGGATGGGGGGTGGGGGTTTTGGGTACTTTAAGGGGTCTAAAAAGTACCGGAGATGAGTCGAATTCGAGTCGGAAATGACCCGTGGGGGTTGAAATGGGAGTGTGGGGGGGTCTGCGAAAAATAAAAGTCGAGGTGTGGGGGTCGATATGGGGATTCCCATGACGGGGGAGGCGGGGATGATCCGCGGGGCGGTGAGACGGGGCCAGGAGGCACGGTCGCTGGCACAGAAAACGCGAAGGGTTGCGCGGGGTGTTTCGCAGGGGGCGGAAAGCGTGTGGGATTAAGGGCGCGGGGATGGACAAATTTGGGTGCGGGTTGAGCGAAATGGTGCAGGCGCGCGAAAGTGTCGCCTACGCGCGGATTTCCGCTCGCGACCTGTTCTTCGCGCCCGAACGAGCCGCCTTGGGCCTCGGGGCCACAAGCGAGAAATCCGGATCCTGCTCCAAATCATATTCCAGCGCCCAGAGGGTTTTGCGGATGACGCCGAATTCCATGGCGAGGCGGATGTAGCGCTTGGAGGTCCGGGCCCGCACGGCGTCGATGGTGGACTTGGATACCCCGAGCTGGAACGCCCAGGCGGCGGACGTCACCTGGCCCGCGGTGAGCATGATCTGGCGGACCTGATCGTCCGTGAGGAGCGAGTCCGGACGCGCGGCTTTGATCGGCTTGGGCGTCACGGCCTCAAACGCCGGGAAGGCCGGGGGCTTGGGTTTCGGCGGCGCGCGGGGGTGAAGCTTCTTTGTCCATGCGCCCTTCTTCCAGGGCTTGATGCCGTGCTCGGCCATAAGCTCCCGGGCGCGCTTGTGCAGACCGCGGCGCATGCGGCTGACGGACAAGATGGAGGTGTTGAACCGGGCGGCCGTTACAGTCACGTCGTCCGTTCCGCGCAGGATCGCAAGGATCTGCTCGTCGTCCAGGGCGCGAAGGGCCTTGTGACTGTCGGGGCGGCAGGAGTGGGTCTTGCGCTGGCGCATGGCGGTATTATGCCAAAGGCGCGCAGGCCAGTAAACTTCCGCGGCTATAGGGCGGCTATGGGCCGGCTATGATCTTCCAGCGGACGCACGCGACACCTTCCGAAGGCTTCGACTCAAGGCCTGGAAGCGTCGGCGCGGGCAGCTTTAAGCGACGGTTCGGCTTTGGGTCCAAAATGGACGCTCACACGAACCTCCCAAACATCACGGCGAGAAAAATCGCCACGGCGCCGAACAGCCGAAACACGACGACCATGCGCCTGTTGTCTCCCCGCTCAAGCTGCTGTCCGCCCAGCTCAAACAACGCCATGGCGAAGAGCGACGCCAGAATCGCGCCCACGACCATAAGACCGTGGCCGATGATCGCGTTCAATGCCGTGTCTCCCGCTGCGGCGTCGGCGGATGCGCGGACAGATAGCAGAAGGCCGCGACCGCGGCCCGTACGAACCCCTCGTCGGCCAGCAGTTGCAGCATTTCCTCTATCGTCGGAGACCGCATCACCATGTCGTGTGTGAGCATCGACGCCTGGGCGCAGTAAAGGCAGATCAAGACTGACCCAGGACCCGGGGCTTCAAAATCAGGGGCCGACTCAATAGCCTGATCATTTACCTTTCCGCAGGACGGACAGATCATGGGCTTTGTGGCGTGAGACTTGAGTTCGGTCATGGCTAATCCCAATCCTGCTCTGACGCCTCTGGCGGATCCTCTCAAAATTCCCGCTCAATGCGCTCCTTCTCGGCGTCCGAAAGCTCCAGTAGCGGCGGATTCGTAAGGTTGTCGTCGGCCTTCAGCCACGCCTTGATCACCTCGCATTCAATGGGCTCGGCCGGATAGCAGCTCTCGGGCGGCCCATAGGTCTGCGCGTCGCATCCCCAGCTGTTCACCCTGATTTCGACCACAATCTCGGTCTCCCCATCGTCGCGAACCGCATCCTGGAAATAGGTCGAGCTCATGACCCATGCCTCGGTTGAGCGGCCCCGGTCTTGAATTGGATGAGCGGTATGATCCACTCTTCCGCGCAGGTGTCACACCACACGTAGGCGCGATTGCCCTCCCCGAACGCGATCAGTGGGACCGAGTCCTCAGGGATCGGCGCGTCGCAAATTGAGCAGGTGCATTCGCCCAGGTCGATGAGCGACACTCGCCGCACGGCGCCGAAGCGCGGATCGCGGTCAGGGATCTGATCGGATGTGTCCATGTAAGAAGGCCTTTTCGTGGTGTGGTGAAGTCAGAATTTGCGCAGCGCGGCGTCGGCCCGGGCGGGATTTCCCGCGAGCTGCGACCGTGTGACATGCGCCGGCCTCGCGATGTTGGCCTGACGCAGGATCCGGTGAACCTTCGTCTCGTTCAGTTTCAGCGTCTTGGCGATGGCCGCCCTGCCCTGCCCGGCATAGTGCAACGCGATTACCGATTGGCGCAGATCAGCATCGACCTTCTTGGTCATCGCTTTTTGCTCTTCGCCGCCTCGCGCTCCAATTGCCGGCGCACTTGGCGCGAGCGCGTCGCGAGGTCGATTTCGGGCGGCACGGACGCACCGCCAATGGCCGCGATCTCACGACGCCGCTCCGGAGTCATGGCCGCGAAACCGCGGGGTTTTTTGGGTGCGTCAGTCATGCTTGGCCTCCCGGTGGTGATCAGGGTTTAGGTTTCAGAAAAGCAGTCCTTGGACAGAATCTGGCGCTTTGAGGATTGCGGGCTTTGCTGGGGCGACAGGTCTGGACACCGTGACCGATCCGGACTTAGTAGTCCATCACATCGGCATGGATCATTCGCGTCGCCGTGATCTTGTTGGCGTCGGATTCCCACGTCCATTCTGCCGGCAGACAATCGCGACAGAACCGACCGGCTGTCGGGCGCGTCGGCGGCCCGATCACGAAATGACCAAAGCCACCGCAGACCTCGCAGCGCGTCGAGATCATGGGAAATACAGCCCGTCGCGATTGCAGTTCTGGCAGGGGCGCGGATTATCGCACCATTCCGCTTCAATTGATCCGTGACAAAGATCATCGCAGCACCCATGCAGCCACCCCGAAAAACAGTTGTAGCAGCCCTCTAAACCGGGGCCGCCAGTGTGGTCATAGCCTTCATCCGTTAGATCATCGCTTTCGATGCTCACGGCTTGACTCCCATGGCGTCGAGTTCGGCCCGAATGCGATCCCGCAGCCCTTCCAGGGCGCGGATGCTCTCCTCCCGCGGCACGGCAAGCGCGATTTCCAGCCGGCCCGAGTGAACCAGAAGCCCGACCTCCTTGGCGACGCCTGGCGCGTTTAGCTTCGCGAGGCCGGCTTCCACTTCCTCAAGCGTCTCGACCAAGTAAGAAACCCGCCGAGCTTCATCGCGTGTCACTGAAAGTCCCCTGAGCAACCCGAAGGGAAATCTAGCACCACGGTGGCGCCGCGTTACAGTGTCGTTAATCTTTCTGACGTGGGATTTTTCGGGGATCACGTCATCGCCTCCTCTTCCAAGAAGTGATCAATCGCGATTTTGCAGGCCTCCTCGGACGACTCGTATCCAAAGCGCCGATCGCCGGGACCATCATAGTCCTCATGCTCCCACGAATAGTCACAGGCCCGACTTGGGATCGGCGGCGGGTCGTAGCGGATGATGAAGCCTCGGTAGCGTTCGCCCGTCATGCTCAAACCTCCTGATCAAACAGGTCGAGAACCGCTGGCGATGTCGGCGCCCTATCGACCGTAACCTTCACCTCGGTTAGCAGGTGCGCATCTTCCGCGATTCGCTTCCGGGCGATTTCCGCATACGTCTGGCTCAGTTCAATGAGCGTGCAGTCCAGACCGACCCGATCCGCGACGAGCCCGACCGTGCCCGCGCCGCCGAACGGATCCAGCACCTTTCCCCCAGGCGGACACCCGGCTCGCAAGCATCGATGCGCAAGTTCGGGCGGAAACGTCGCGAAGTGCGCTTCGCTGAAAGCCTGCGTCCCCATTTCCCAGACGGTAAGCGACGCCGGCTCGTAATTGCGCAGGAGTCGACCGTGGCCGGTCGGCGTATCGGCTAGGCCGGTGTGATTCACGTGGCCTTCGTGGCGCGGGGTGAGATGCGGGGGCGTGCGACCGCGCGCACGATTATTCGGGCCTCCAACCGCTTTCATCGTGCCGTTCGTCTTGGCGCCAGCATTCGCGCGGTGTGATCCCTCTTGCGCTGCGATGTTCTGCGCCCATCTGGCCTCGCTGGCCTCGCTGGCCTCGCTGGCCTCGCAGCGCACCGAGTTGGCGTCGTAATAGCTTCCGATCCTGATCCACCGAGCGCCATCCCGGGTGGGATCAGTCGCCAGCGGCGCGCGCTCGGTCAGATCCGGACAGAACGAAAGCTCGCCGGTGTCCCTGGCGCGCCAGACATCCGCGTCATTGGATTTGGTAAGTAGGAAGATTTTCTCATGGGCGATCGACGGCCGCTGCGTCCCCGAGCTGTCGGGCATGGGGTTCGTTTTCCCCCAGATAATTTCCGAGCGCACCCACCATCCGTCGTCGCAGAGCGCGATCGCGAGCCGATTGGGAATCATGAGAAGATCCTTCGGCTTAATCCCACCGCCGACCGTGGAGAACGGCTTATCTCGAAATGTACGGTCATCGTTGCCGAGCGCCTTGGTCGCCGCGGCCGACCGCCCATTCGGCGCCGTGGCGTAGCAATCGCCATAGTTTAGCCAGCAGCAGCCGGTCGGCTTAAGGACGCGGCGAAGTTCCCGAAAGACCGAGACCATGACGTCGAGATGTTCGCCCAGAGTCGGCTCAAGGCCGATCTGACCTGCCACGTCGTAGTCGCGAAGTCCCCAATATGGAGGACTCGTCACGATGCAGTCAAAATGATCGTCCGGAAGGCCGCCCAGCATGGCGCGCACGTCACCAACAAGGATATCAACGGTCATGCGCGGCTTTCCTCGTCGGCTCGCATGATCTGTTCGCCGATCCAGCGAATCACGGGAACGGCCATGGAATTGCCGAGCTGCTTGTACCGAGCCCCATCGGCCTGCATCAGCCACCACCCGCCGTCCGAATCGCGCTCCCATCGGTCTTCCGCGCGCAGCTTCGTGATCCGCTTTGATTTGAAATGCCGGATCGGAATGCGCGTAAAGTTGTCTGGGAATCCCTGCAGCCGCTCACACTCAACCAGCAAAAGGCGCCTCACCTTGGTCGTCGCGATGAAATCCCGCGTGGATCCGCCACTGGCCGACCGTAGCGCCGAGACGGCGCCATGGGCCTCGGGCATCGCGCCCCCTTCCCTACCCCGCATGGCGAAGGCAACGGCGTGAGCCGCGCCAGCATCAAGGGTCGGGGCGCACTCCTCAAGCGGGTTAAATCCTGCATCCCGCAGACGCAAATGACCATCGGCGTCCACGCTCGGCGTCTTTGCCTCGCCGCTACGCTGCAGGTCGCTTCGCAGCCCGTAGGCGATGGCGGGCGGCACGCCCGCATTGGCATGGCTGTCGGCGTGGCCGCCGGCCCGTAGCGTCGGCGAGATATCGCCCGCGTCGGCGCCGTCGTCCTTCGACGAAAAGGCGATCACATGGCTGTTCGGATCGGTTGCCGTGGTCAGCGCGTCCGTGGTGTCGCCGGTTTCCCAGGCGCCGCAGTTTCCGCTCGTCCGGTAGGCTACGGCTGGCGCATGGCCGGCGCTGCCTAAGGCGTGCGCATTGACGGCCGTGGCGACATCAATGGGCCCCGAGGTATTGTTGCCGCCATACGCGATCATTTCAACGGGCGTGCGCGCGCCCCGTGAGCGCGCGCTTGCGGCGTCCAGTGTAACCGAGATCAAGTTTTCGGCCGTGTCGGCGTCATTTCGGTATCCGCCGCTGCCTGGAGAGCCCGCTGCAATTAATCGGGCAAGGTTTTGCCCCGCTTCTCGGCGCGGCGGAGAATGCCAGAGCAGGCGGTGGGGCTGAGAAAATAGCGGTCCGCGACGGGTCCAGTCTCCAAAATCGACGACAAAGAACACACGCTTGCGTCGCTGTGCCAGTCCCCAGAATTGGGCATCCAGGACGCCCCATTCGACCATCCCTTCCGGGCCGACACAAAACCCGCTGTTTCGCCAGCCGTTTCGTGGAACGTCAAACTCGGCCCCAACCAGCGCTCCAACCACTGAAGCAAAGTCGCGTCCATGGTGGCTTGAGAAGAGTCCGGGGACATTTCCGATGACGGCCCACCGAGCTTCGCATCGCTCTCTAGCGACGAAAACAAGTCGCGCTGCGTTAAAGAAGAGACCGGAACGGGTGTTCTCGCCATTGTGCTTTAGCCCCTTGCGCTTGCCGGCCACGCTGAGATCCTGGCAGGGGAAGCCGCCGATCACGACATCCAGGTGGCCCAGGTCCGCGATTTGCTCGTCCGTGATCTTCTCGACGTCGCCAAGGTTCGGGACGTCCGGAAAGTGATGTTTGAGGACCGCAGACGCCGCAGTGTCGATTTCCGCGACGGCCGCGCACTCCCAGCCGAGCGGCTCCCAAGCCACGCTCGCGGCCTCTATGCCGCTGAACAGCGACAGGAACCGCATCACTCGCGCTCCCGGTCGTCGGTGTGCGTCGGCTCACGGGGCAGCACCGGTCGAAAGCCGGCGACAAACGCCTCGACGGCTACGGCAATGGGCCCCGACATTTGACGCGCGCCGCGCTCCAGCTCGCGCACCCGTTGGCCGCCTTTTTCGACCGAGCCGCCGAGGCGCAAGGCTGTGCCCAGGCGATAGACCGTCCAGCCGAGTTCTTCCCGGGCGCGACGGAGATCTTCGCCGGTGACGATCATGATGCGTCCGCCGGCCAGTCCAGATCAGGATATCGGTTCTTCAACCAGTTCGGCCACTTCCGCATCGCGCGCAGAAACCCGACGCATGTCCGTGCTTTGCGCTCCATGTGGGGCAGATCAAAACCGATGGTCTCGGCGCCGCTCGCTTCCGTCACGACGACAATCGGACAGCCTTTGTGGCAGCGGAATTCATTGCCGGCCTTGAGGCTTTTCAGGAGCGCCTTCCAGCCTTCGCGATCCTGGATTTCCGGAGAGTTGATCGCGAACGCGCAATTGTCGCACGGCTGACCGGCCACCGCGTCGTGCTCCCAGCCGTCTGGAAAAGCTTCCCAAATCGCCAAGCATTTCGGACACCCGGCCATCATGGTCGGGATCGCGCTTAAGGGCGTCGTGTGCGGACCCTTAAGCACGGTGTCACGGAAGTCGCACCGCGGGCAGACATGCAGGTCTTCGGGCCAGGGTTGACCGAGCATCAGGGCTGTGCGGCGTTTCGCAGCGTTACCCATGGGCTATTCGATTCCCATTTCCTTGGCCCGCGCATCGGCGATTTCTCTATGCCGCGCCCAATAGGCTTCTCGGACATCATATCCGAGGTCCGTGGGCCCGCACGCAATCTCCGCACCCTGCGGATATGACCCGTCGTCCTTCTTCTGCATGCCGCGCAGCGGATACGGCTCGCTTTCTCGAAACCAGAACAGACCCGCGAGCGTCAGTCGATCAAGGTAGAAGTCGCGCCAATCCGCAACCTGTTCGCACTCAAATTTGCCGATCATGCACAGTGGCCATCCTGGACACGCCAAGGAAACCGGGCGCCCGCGAACAGACCCAGAAATGCGGTCTGCTCAACGCGATCCAGCGCGTCCACGAAGGCCAAACCGGCTTTGATTTCGGGTGTCAATGTGTGTGTC